TGGTCATGGCAACGCGAACAAGGAACAAGTCGCACAATGGCTTCAGTCTGAACACCCAGACCTTCGTGCGAACGCCCATTCCCAAGACCTCGTCGATGCCACGTGCATTGCGCTTAGCGCCACGAGACAAGTGGACGAATAGCGCGGCATGCCAGGGCATGCCCATCGAGATCTTCTACGGAACGCTCACTGAGCCGATCACCCGCAGGGAGATAGGCATGGCGAGGAAGATATGCGGCCCATGCCCCGTGCGCACCGACTGCCTTATTGCCTCATTTGAGTCGAAGGAACCGCACGGGGTATGGGGTGGCATCACCCACCGGGAACGCCACGCGCTCCTGTCGAAACACAAATGGAACTGGCAGTCCGCAGCGAGGGCCGCGATCGCCAAGCAGCAGGCCGCAGCAACCGCCGCGATCGCCAAGCAGCGGGAAAGGATGAGCGCATGACCAAGACAACCGAACTCACGAGGACAAAAAAGGCCCTCGCGGACGCGGAGGAGCGTGCACGGGTCAACGACCTGTCCCTGCGCGCCTACCGCATGCGCCGCGACGGCGTCGCTTGGTGGGACATTGCCGAAGCACTCGGAATCAGTGAGCATGTCGCATCAGGGCTCGTGTCTGATCGGATCGCCACTGCGGCGAACCTCGTCGACATCGGGCAGCGACGCACTCTGCTCGCCCTTGAACTGGACCGGCTCGACCAGTTGCAGCAGGCAGTGTGGAATGACGCCATAGGAGGCGACAACCGTGCCGTTGACACGTGCCTGAAGATCATCGACAAGCGGGCCAAACTCCTCGGGCTGGAAAACTCAACTGGCCAGACTGTCACGAACAACACCATCGTCGTCCCCGGCAACACCGTGGAGTACGTCGCTGCGCTGCGGGCCGTGCAGGCAGACATCATGGAGGAGCAATGAGCATCACTGCACCGGAGGTACCACCAATCAAGTACTTCCTCGCCTACTACGGCACCGACTCGTGGACGGATCTCGTCCTGAGGTGGAATGGGTCCGGAACTGAATGGAACCTGTACCGGGTCGGTGAGGCGACACCCATCTACACGGGCACCGAACGTCAGTTTGGGTTCACTGGGGAGCCAAGCAGCCGGTACGACTTCCGAGTTGAGACAACTGTGGGAGCGAAGACATACGACAAGTCGCTCATGACGTACACGTCCAGCCTTCCAGCCCCGTCAGGGTTGGAGACGGCAGCGATCGGCGACACTGCTGTCACGCTCAAGTGGAATGCTCAGTCTGGTACGACCGTGTACGAGGTGTGCGACGTCACTGACTCCTACCGGGTCATCTACACCGGACCGGAGACGACACTCACAGTGAGCGGGCTGACACCCAGCTCTCGCTACTCATACTCAGTCAGGTCGAAATTGGCCGCCGAAACGTCCCGTTGGAGTGCGCCCGTCACCTTCTTCACCCTCCCACCGGATTCCATCACCCCCGGGGTGTATTCGTTCAGTCCCGGGGCGATCTACTGCTGGGCTGCTGGGAGACCAGGGTCAACGGACCCGCACTGGATACCTGCCCAGTCCGACTGGTTCCACGGTGACGGGTACGAGTGGAATGACAACAACGGGGTGCAGACGACGTACTTCTTCTTTGGCTCCCCCAACCCGTTCGGGGTGCTGAGGGGCGCAGTCGTGTCGAAGTGCGAGGTGTTTATCGACCGGTATTCGGCTGGTGGCGACCCCGGGCCTGTCTTGTCGCGGCTGGCGCTGCACGCCTACCAAGGCAAGCCAGACGGGGAGCCGTTCCTCACGGACAGCCAGGTCGATGCAGGGACACTGTCCCGTGGTGAGTCATCGTGGGTGGAGGTGCCGACCGAGTGGGCGACGCAACTCATTATCGGTGCGTTCGCCAACGGTGTTGCGTGGGGCGGCGTGCCTGAGCGGTACCAGTTGAGCCGAAACATGCCGTATGGGACGTCGCCGCGCATCGGCGACATCCGAATCACGGTGGCCTGACATGGACATGAATCGTGGACTCATTCAGGCATCTGGAGCGACCGGCGGGCATGTTCACCGACTTGACGACCTCGCTGACGTGGTCATCGTGGATCCGCAGGCAGGGGACACGCTCGTCCTAGGCGCTGACGGCATTTGGAGAAACTCAAAGACGGACGCGTGATAAAATAGGAACGTAATGTCATAGCCAAGGGCTTGCCCGAAAGCTGCCATCACCAGCACGACCCGTATTGGGGTAAGCCGAGGCCACCGCCCAGGTGCGCCCGTAACGACGCTGGCGATCGTTGTCGCAGTCATCAGTTAGGCGCTGATGTAACAAATGCCCGCATCAATGATGCGGTTGAAAGGCCCTGTCGGACTTCGGTCCGGCGGGGCCTTTCGCATTTCCGGTGTATCACCGTGTTCCACTGACACATTCTGCGTCATTGCATTAGGTTGTTCTGATGCACGGTGATTGAAACTGAATAGGCAGGGCACCCGATGTGAGGGAGCCGAACTTCGTGAAAGGAAACCCATGATCGAATCTTTAGTCGCTTCCGTCGCCATCCTCATCCCTAAGGAAGCGCCGCGGCAAGCACCGAAAGCAGTACCAAACATGTACCAGGACTCCGGGCACCACGCATGGAGTAACGAACCCAGATGGGTCCGTGAACTTGCAGCCTGCATCAGGACACACGAGAGCCGCCACGACTACAAGGCGCACAACGCTACAAGTTCAGCCGCCGGTGCCTACCAGTTCCTTGACAGCACGTGGCAGGGCAACGCGAAGTGGACGAAATACCAAGGTGTGTACGTCGCCAAGCAGTACAAGGCCGCGAACCACGCACCTGCCCACATACAGGACCTCGTGTTCCTGCACTCCATCAATCATGGCGGTGTCTTGAACTGGCGGGGCACGCATTGCGGCTACGGCACGTAACAACAAGAGGAGGAGACCAGTTGAACGCTCAAGACATCGTCACTCAGCTCACCGAACTCACCATCGAGTTGAAGTCCACCGTGACTGAACTCGCCGACCTCGACGAACTCGCGGTACGAGCCGAATGGAAGGAGCGCCAAGCGTATGCCCATGCGTTCATGTCCCTGAACGGGTCCATGGAGATCCGCAAGCAGCAGTCGATCCTCGACACGAGCGGCTTAGCCCTTGAACGGGAACTCGCCGACATGAGGGTCCGGGCCGCGAAAGCACGCATCAAGTACCTGGAAGTGGCGTTCGACGCCATCCGGTCCATTTCTGCTGCCCGTCGCGCGGAGTTTATGTCCGAGGCGACCGGTCAGTACACGTAGGAAGGAACCCCTATGGCGATCGACGGATATTCCATATTCATCCAGTGCCACATATGCGGGCGCATGTTCGGACCTCACAGGTCTGCTGGGGCCGCACAAACGCAAGCGAAATACCACGAATGCGGTGTGACACCTCGCGAGAGACACCCATACAAGGAGATCGTTCGGTATTTCCCCGGCGGTCCACGTGAAGACACGTAGCAAGAAACGACAGGACTACTACCGGAATGTCCGCATTCCGTTGGTGAAGCGCCTGCTGGATGAGAACCCCGTCTGTGCCCGCTGCCATTCGCAGCGGGCCGTGGACGTGCATGAGATCAAGACCCGTGCCAGGGGCGGCAGTTTGGACGACGAGAGGAACCTCGCCTGCCTGTGCCGGCCGTGCCACACGGTCATTACCGACAACCCGAAACGGGCGAGAGAAGAAGGATGGGTGAAGCAATCATGGGAATGAACGAGAAGGATACGTCGATACGCATGGTCAGTTACGAGGATGCGATGGCCTTTGCAAAAGACGTAGTGCACGCGGATTTGTGCGGCGATCGCTGCATGTGCGATGCGGATGACAGGGAGTTCGCTAAGGCGTCGGCTAACTGGCGCGCCCCGCAGGACGGCGACGAAGGCTACTGCGAATGTGGGGACTGCGAGCGGACGACACCGCGCAGCAACCCTTCACTGAAGCCAGAGACAGGCGAATACGTGGAAGTCACGTTCTATTTGACCTTAACCGAAGCCCAAGAATGGGTTGATGCAGGACCGCCTTGGTGGGCCTCTAAGAACGTCGAGCAGCACCTGCGCAAGGCAAAGGCCACGTCATGAGCACCGCATACGACGTGTGGAAACTTGCCTCTCCTCCTGAAGCAGAAGAGGAGGACATGGAAGTGTCATGCGAGATTGAGGATGACGACGGAAAAAGCTGCTCATTTGAGGGGAAAGTCACGGCGATGGTTGATGCGCGTCGCTTCTACTGGTCGTGCCCTACGTGCGACTCAGATCATGAAGAGGAGTGGAGCAATGACTGAGCATCTGCCAGAATGCCCGATCCTCAAGCCATGCTGCGACGACGAGGAGTCCCCCGAGCATGGCTTCTGCGGCAACTACGTGGGCCGCTGCCTGCACTGCATGGCCGAGTGCATATGCGACGCGCTGCGGGCCTGCGAGGCTCGGGTGCTTGGTGAAGCCGCGCAGCGGGTAGAGGCGCTTGGGTGGGACTACACCCACTCCCGTGGAGAACTGATCACCCGGGCGAAGGCCATCGCCGCTATCAAGGGAGACAGTGATGACTGAGCATCTGCCAGAGTGCAATTACGAGAAAAACCCCCAGCGTAATGCTTGCATCTGCCAACGGCTCCGTGCCTGCGAGCAGCGGGTGCTTGGCGCGATCAAGGGAGATCAGCCATGACTGAGCATGTACCTGAGTGCTGGGCGACGCATGAGAGCGACCCGCCTGCGTGGTGCATTTGCGACGAGTTGCGGGCCTGCGAGAACCGAGTGTGCTCAAACGTCCGAGCAGAAGCCGTGGGGGAAGGATGCACCTGGCACACACCACCGTGCCCCAACGGTCCTGAGTGCCTGTCATGTCGGTATTTGACTGGCTGCATTGAGGAACGGAGAAAAGGCTACGGCGAAGGACTCCTCGCAGCGGCGGAAGCGGTTGGCGTGGCACTCCCACACGAGGATTACTGCAAGGGTGCCGCGCGCCGGACGTGCAACTGCTCACGATTCGAGGCTCTCGAAGCCATTCGTTTACAGGCGGCCACGTGACTCACGATGAGCTGTGTCCGGTGACTTCATGCATCGGCCCCGTATGCAAGGGGAATGATTGCACCTGCCAGTGCGACTTCATTGCCAAAGTGCGCGCAAATGAGCGAGCTAAGTCCGTGGAGTACTTGACGCCGATCATGGGCTTCGGGAGACCTGTCTCGCCCGGCTTCAAGAGAGATCTGCTTCGGGTCCTTGAGGGCAAGGGTCACGAGCCGTGTTGACGCAACTGCCTCCGGGGGTCATCCCGGAAGCAGGTCACGGCATCCTCGCCGAGAACATGGCCGTCGCCTACAACATTTCCACCGGACGCTGGACCGCAGGATGGCTTGCCACGCAGTTGGCCGTCATCGACCCGGACAGCCCCCTTGGCATGTCGCAGGACGGAAAGTTCCTCATCGCCTTGCGCCCGGAGTAGCGTCCAGCGCATGGCAATGAGAGACGGGGTCTCCTCGAAAGGACCCTTCTACTACGTCACGCTGCGGGAACCGGACCCAGCCACGGGCAAGACCAAGGTCGTGGTGCATTCCGGTTTCCGCAGCGAGGACGAGGCGAAGGCGTTCAGGGACGAGCGGCGTGTCGCACTGCGCAAAGGGCACGCTGTCCGCAAGGACAAGATCACCGTCAGCGAGTACCTCGACAGGTGGCTCCCCTCGCATGCGCTCACCAAGCCGCTTAAGCCATCCACTGAATACTCATACGGACGGCAGATCGAGCTGTACATCAAGCCGCGCATCGGTGGGATGAAGATGCAGGACGTCACGAGCATGACCATCTCCGACCTGTACGCCGCGCTGTGTGAAACCCAAGCACGCAGGACCGTGGAGTACACGGGGACAATCTTGAAGATGGCGTTCAAGCACGCCATGGTCGTCTACCGGCTCATTGAGACAAATCCAGCCGAGCATGTTCCCATCCCCCGCCCCAAGCGGGTCGCAAAACTCACATGGAGCGAGGAGGAGATGCACAGAGTCAATGCGGTGCTGGTCAAGCATCCAGCCGGGGCGCTGTACCTGCTGTTCGCGGCGACCGGATGCCGCAGGGGCGAGGCGCTGGGGCTGCGGTGGAAGGACATTGACTACAAGGGCAAGACTGTGACGTTCATCGAGAACCGAACCGTCGTCGGCGGGAAGATCATCACCGGGACGCTCAAGGAGGGGAAGGGCAAGCAGGTTGCCGTCGACGACGCGACGCTCCATGCGCTCTCCGTCCACTACAAGCGCCACTTGGAGAAGAAGATGGCATCCCGGCGGTGGGTCGACTCCGGGCTGGTGTTCACGAACCCTAACGGCGGCGGGCTGGACCCGACGAAGATCTACGCCATTTGGCGTGAGATCTGCGCGGAGGCGGGCGTCGAGTACCTCAAGCCGCACGGGCTGCGCCACACGCATGCGACGTGGCTGCTGGAGGAGGGTGTCTCACCACATGTCGTCTCGGAGCGTCTTGGGCATTCGAGCCCTGTCGTGACGATGAACACGTATGCGCAGGTGACGAGGAAGCAGTCCAGGCAGGCCGCAGACGTGTTCGCGGCGAAGCTGCTGGGCGACGGCGGATAACACCCCTGTTAGATCCTTGTTAGATCGGGACCCTGAGACTATTTTCAGGGAAGCGGCTCCGTCGGGGGTTTTGGCCCTGAAAAGCGTTATGGCCCAACACCTTTCGGTGCTGGGCCATTTGCTCCCCCATCTGGACTCGAACCAGAAACCCTTCGATTAACAGTCCCGGGAAAACGACGCACTGTGTGTCATAGTGTTTCAGTTGGCTTCTCCGCTTCCTCACAAGTGAAGCATATTGACGCATAGCATTTCATACCTTCTCAGGCTACCTGTTAGATCCTTGTTAGATCAGCATTACGTGCGCACTGCATCACTCTGACGCCTTGATGGCCGCGTAGAACGTTGCCTGGGCGATCGCACGTGCGCGCAGGATGTCAACCTCGTTAGTTCCAGGTGGGACTGTCAGCTCAACTGTCTGCTCCTTTGAGGGCTGCGTATCCAGCAGCGCATTCAAGTACCCCTCGGGCCACCTGAGTTTCAACTCAAGGACGGCGAGAGTGTTCCTTGACACCTCGGTGCGACGGCACGCCTCAAGGTTCGTGATCGTTCGGTAGTCCAGCCCAGCCTCGACCCCCATTGCTCGTGCGCTGCGCCATCCGAGTTCGGTCCGCCTTCGTACTAGGGCATCTGCCAACCTTCTTGCTGATTCATCGCTAAGTTCAATGTTTCTTTCACCCATAGTTTCCTCGCAACTCTCTGTTTTGTGTCGCATTATGGAACATTTATCACGCACGTAAGTTTCATAGTGCACCATGACGCAAAATGATCCAAACCGGGGTGCCAATAGTGCATTACCAACCAAACAAATAGGTTTTAGATACTGACGAGTAGAAAACCCAGTGCTATGGAGGGAAATGTTCAGAAATGGGTTGCATGTCGCACCATGATGCGGTTTGATACTTAGATGACAACAGACGTAACACCGGAAACCGTGACCCAACTCACAGAACTTCACATCGAAGTGAAGGCTGCACCGCAAGACCCACCCACACGAGCCGTGTACACAATCCAGCAGGCGGCAGACCAGCTCGGTACGAGCAGGGCGCATATATATCGGCTCATCAACGGCGGCTTCCTGCCAACCGTTGACATCTCCATGCCTGGAAGCGTCCTGAGCAAGACCCGAATCCTTCCTGAGGATCTCTACGCATACGTCAAGTCTTTACGGGAGTCTTAATGAAAAAGATTGGTCTGGATCAGCCCAGCGCTGACCAAAGGGGGAAGGCCATGGCGATGATCTCCTCATGGGTGCTTGAAGAAAAGCAGTTCCCCAACGAGGTCATCGAACGCTCCCCCGCTGCTTTGAGGATCGCTGAAGGTGTCTTGTCCGATAGGAAAGTCAACCAGAGCGACATTGACGAACTGCTCGACAAGTACGAGGAATCCATCATGATCGGCAAGCAACTGTCGCTCATCGCAGCGGCGCTCGTTCACTGCTGGGCCGACTGCGCGGGCATTCCCTCCCACATTCTCCTGGGCGATCTCGCAATCACCCAGGCGCTTGACCCCGAATAGGCGCGGTCGAGCAAAGGAGGCAGGCACCCCACCCACGGGGTGCCTGCCTCGTTCCATTTCCCACAACAGAAAGGCAACACCATTATGGGGCACGAATATGAGAATGGATGGGTGGCGCACACCGCCGCATGGCATGGCCTCGCAGACATCAAGGGCGAGCGTCCGAAGACGTGGGACGAAGCCCGCGCCGGGTACCTCGACTGGGAGCCGGTAGCCCAGCCGATCTACGCACAGATACCGGGAACGTTCCAGTCCTCATACGAGCAGATTGAGGGCTGGAACCAGATCGTGCGCTCCGACACTGGGGACACACTGTCCATCCAGGAGGACTCCTACGCTGTCATCTCCAATGCGGAGTTCGGCAACGTCATTGAGTACATCATGGGCCTCGACATGCCGGGCATGCCCGGGTTCGAGTACGAGACCCTCTCAGTGCTGCGCAAGGGTCGGGTCATCGCGGTCAGCCTGTTCATGAAGGAGCCTTTTCAGGTTCCTGGCGATCCCAGCACCACGTACGGGTTCTTCAACGCATGGACCCGACATGACGGCATGGGCGGGATGAAGGGCGGCCCGGGAACGTTCCGGGTTGTCTGCGCGAACACGATGCGGGCGTCGGAGGCCGTCATGGACCGTAACGGCTTCGTGTTCAACATCCGGCACACGGTGAACTGGGCCGACCGGATGAACGACGCACGGCGGGCGATCGCAGCGTCGATCGGCGGCATTGAGGCACAGCAGGAGCTCGCCCGGGAGATGATCAAGCTGCGCTTGGATCACCTCGATGTGGAGATGTTCGTGGAGCGCTGGCTCCCGATGCCTGCCGATGACGCCCCGGACAAGTCCAGGACGATGGTGAAGGCGAAGCGGGATGCGTTCTGGCTCGCGTACAACTCGGAGACCTGTGAGGGAATCACCGGAACGTTGTACGGGGTGGTGGAGGCTGCTGTTGAGGCGTGCGACCACTACTTCCCTGCGCGCAGTCTTGAGACAAGGACTGCTCGGATCATGCTGGGTGAGCATCCGCACAAGGCGCGTGCGCTCGCCACTGCTCGTCGCTGGATGTAGGACGGACTGGGAGGGGGCGCAATGCTCCCTCCCAGTCGCAGGAAGGAGACCAGTCCTATCCGGTTCCAAGGGTAGATGCTTTCTGATCCTGTGTCCCTCACCATCACACATGCGTCACAGTTGTGCATAGTGACGCATACTGATACAATTTGTAGTGGTTGCTGCACTACATGCTGTGTCCATTCGGAAATGGGTAAACGGCCCTCGTACCTCCAGACAGAGTGGGGTACGGGGGCCGCTCCCGTTTTCGGGTGAAATGCTTGCGCAGCAGCCTAAAAAGCGCGAAAATATGTACTGCTTGGCCCCGATTGAGTCACTTCGCCCCCGCGATTGCTGATTGACCGGGGCCAAGCTCATTTCATAGATAAAGACCAGAAAACGCTTGCATTTACTGTTATTTTGCGTCATAATAGTTACACGAGCAACGGAAGAGCACTATCCAAAACCAAGCCCGTTCCCCTCATCGAGTAGCCCGCCAGAGCGCAGGCGAAGGGGGGATGAAGTACCAGCCCTGAGGCATACAGCTTCGGGGCTTTTCCTATTTCCGAAGGAGACCAGCAATGAGTATTTTCGATACCGCCTACTGCCCTCCCACCAGGGACTACCGCAACTGGAACTACGCAGTCGGCACCTTGATCGTCAAGACCTTCAACAGCGAGTACAGCTTCCGCGTTGAAGGCGGTGCGTGGATCACGCGCATCACCATGACCGGATCGACCAACGGTCGGCACGAAGCGTGCAAGGGCTTCTACGCGACGTTCACCAAGGACATGTCCACCGCAATCAACGCCTGCATGTACGAGTGCGTTGACCCTGATTTCAGCAACCTGTGGGGCACGAGGTTAGTGATGAAGTTCCGCAAGAGCGATCACCTTGATGCTCCCATGCGAGACGGCGATTTCGACCTCATTACGTCGCCGATCAGGAGCATCACGCTCACTGTTTCCTAGTCCCAAGTTGCCTCATCACCTCACGGTGGTGGGGCTTCTTGTCGTTAGGAACATCTAGCGGCTATGTATCAAAATGCCTTATTGTTGATTCATGGAGCGAAGGGCAAGCGTGCCCAGAACTTTTTGATACACCTTCAGCCTTCACGCACCTCGCCTGAAGGCCTTTCCTATTTCCGAAGGAGACCATTCGTGTCCGTTGATATTGAACGTCCAAAGATTGTGCTGCGGTCCCCAGGGGGCGTCGCTGCCACGATCCCCGCACTGCTGGGGTTCAACCCGAGCGACTCGGCTGTCGTAGTGTTCCTCATGGAAAGCTGTGTCATGCTCACGTCCCGCATTAACCTGGACGACTTCCTCGTGTTTGCCGACCATGTCGTGGCGACGTCCAAGCAGATCGGTGCAGACGAGGTCATCCTCGCACTGTACTGCGAACGGCGCGAAGGCCCGCTGCCCTATGACATCGCCATTGACGACATCATCGTCGCACTTGAGGACGAGGGCATACGCGTGAAAGACGCGCTCCTCATCGACAACGGCCGGTACTGGTCGTACGAGTGCATGAGTGAGGACTGCTGCTCATCAGATGGGGTTCTCATTCCTGAGAATCGCGTACTGGAAGCCGAGCGCATCGGCGCTGGGCAGCTTTCCACGGCGGAGAACCGGGACGACATCATCGAGCGGTACCGCCCCCTACCGGATCTCGCTGCATCCCCTGAGCGTCTTGCGGAAGCGGCAGCGGCCCTCAAAGATGATCTCATTGAACGGTGTCATCAGTGCCTGGATGTAGTTCAGTTGCTTGACGGTCGTCGGGGTTTGCGAGACACAGTCTCGCTCTCAATCCTGACCGTCATGCTTCAGATCGGGATGAACGACATTCGCGTTCGGGACTTCGTCATCGCGAGCATCGCAGACAGCGGGGACGACATCGACGTGTTGACTGATGTCGTGGTGCAGGCCGCCCTCACAGCGCCAGTGGATTTGCGTCCTCGGATTGCGGGCGCAGCCGCGGCACTGCTCGCTGCAAGCATGGGATCCTCGATCGCCGTGAACTGCATGCTTGACCTCGCTGGGGATGAGACCATCGCGGGTCTCGTGCGAACCAGTCAGAGCATCCCAACTCCGCCGAACAAGGTGCGGGAAATGTTCATCTCGTCAATGCCGATGGTGATGGCGCATATAAACAGGTCCAAAGCGCAGGAAGTCATCTCCGAGTAGCACCTAGCCCCAAGTTGCCCCATCACCGTCAGGTGGTGGGGCTTCTTGCAGTTAGGAACCCCTACTGCAACGCGAAACAACATGAATGGAGACACCTTGCAGTACTCACACACCGCCGAATATGGCGGCATCACCGTCGGCGTCCTGGAAGACCAGCACGGTCACCTGTGGTTCTTCGCCCAAGAGATCGCCCAGGCGTACGGAGCACGAGACGCGTACAACGTCACGAAATACGTGCGCGACAAGTACAAGGCCAAGATCGACATCCGTTCGATTAACCCTCTCTTTGATAGGGTAATTAACGAGAACCAAACGATGTTTGATCGTTCGGCCGGTAATCCGAACCGCTCCCTCATCAGCGAGTACGGGCTGTATGAGTTCATGATGCGCGGCAACACCGCCCGCGCCGAGCAGTTCCGCGAATGGGTCGTCGAGGAGCTCCTCCCGGCGATCCGCCGCGGCGAGGCGATCAGCACCGACGGCACGCCCATGCAGGACGTGCAGGACATGACCGGCATGGCGGCACTCGTCGGGCGCATCGAGATCCTCGAAAGGGTCAATCGGGAACAGGAAAGGATCAATCGGGAACAGGAAGGCGTCATCGGGACGCTCGTCGCGGAGTTTAAGTCCATCCGCGAGGACCGCGACTACTGGCGCACCGTCGCCGAAGGGCTGTCGAAGACCGAGGTCCACATCTACGGCGACCCGGTCATGTCGGACCTCATCAACCTCAAGTAGCGCCTAGCCCCAAGTTGCCCCATCACCTTCCGGTGGTGGGGTTTCTTGCCGTTAGGAACGTCTAGCAGCAACCAATGAATAAACAACCAATGAATCAAGGAGACCAGCATGAGCAAGAACAAGAAGCAGTACGTCATCTTCAGCCTGTCCCTCCCGAAGGCTGAGGTTCCGTTCGCGGAGCTGCACACGTCGATGAAGAAGTTTGCGAAGATCCGCGAGCACTTCGAGATCCTCGGTCTTCAGGTCGGCGTCGTCGGATTCTTCGAGAACAAGTAGACGCCTCGCAGCAAGTTGCCCCACGACCCCAAAGGTCGTGGGGCTTCTTGTCGTTAGGAGCGCCTAGCGGCAAATCTACGAACAACATGATTGGAGCTGCACCTTGCAGGACATGACCAGCACGGGAGACATCGCCGGGCGCATTGAGTACCTCGAAAGACTCACCCGGGAAACTGGTGAACTCCTCGCGGAGTTGAAGTCAGCTCGCGAGGAACGCGACTACTGGCGCAATGTTGTCGAAAAGAAGGACATCACGGCCAAGAGCGAGACCCCCAAGTACCTCGTCGAGATGCTCTTCTCCCACGGATGGGACGACGCCAACTGGACGCATGACGACAGCCCGTGGCGGTTCGACAGCATCGAGGAGGCGCAGGCCGAGATCGACGATCTCTGCCGCACGTTCCACGATGACCCATTATTCATGCACAAACCGTCTGACTTCCGCGTCGTCGCGACATAACTGAGCACTGTTCAGTTATGTCTCAAAATGCGCTATAATTGATCTATCAGGCGACGGGAGATCTATGCCCAGAACCTTTTGATACATCCTCAGCCCTCAGGCTCACTGCCTGGGGGCTTTTCCTATTTCCGAAGGAGACCAGCAATGAGAACAACGGCGTGCGGCGATGCATGACATCAAGCTGACGAAACTCGGATGGTACGTCGTCATCTTGTCCATCGTCACGGTGTCATTCCTTGCCACGACGCTCACGGCAGGCAAGTGCTGGAACAACGGAGGGTTTGGGTACACCTCCTGCGATTGGAACAACGAAGAAGGCAAGCAGTAACGGCCCCGCCAATTGGCGGGGCTTTTCCATTTCCACAGAAAGGCACCACATGCCAGATCCAGCCGAATACCTCGGCAAGGCCACTGACATTGCCATGAAGATGACCGCTGTCCTCTTGGCCGGCGTCGCATTGTACGAGGCATTGAACGCGCTCAATGCGAAGCCCGCAGCAGACGACCAGTTGCAGTTGAACTGGGACGCTGAAGCATCGGACGGCACGCAGTGAGCCGGGCAGACGCACGGCTCATGAACGAGACCACGGAGGAGCGGATGAGGTGCGAACGGTGCAACCGCCGTGCCCGCGTCTCCTCACTCCAAGTCGTCAAGGACGACACGCTCTCCTGCTGGTTGTGCCTGACTGGCAATGAGCGCGGCAGCATCCTTAAAAGCATTCACGCATTCAACTGAAAGGAATCACCATGCTCACTCTTTTCCTGATCGGCGTCGGCGTTGTGTTGCTGTCGAAGTTCCTCACGTACCGGCCGCCGGGGTATGTCCCGCAGCCGAAGCAGATCCGCTCCCGTATGCGCATGAGCGCGAACGGGTACGAGTCGGACTGCCACTGCCCGAACTGCGGCAGTGACATGTAGCACCATCCCCGCTTCACGTTGGCCCCCAGTCATCCGACTGGGGGTCTTCGTGCTTCTGGGAAGGTCCCAGCAGCATCATGAAAGGACACGCGCAATGAGCGCAACAATCGCTGCACCTCGCAGCACAAGCACCACCGTGGCGGCAAAGGTCAACGCCGCCGCTACCACCGCACTGTCGTGGGCGAAGCTGCTCGCGGCTAAGGCGTTCCTCGCCGCACGCGGCGGCTGGACCTACGCCTGGACGTTCGCGTCCACCATCGTGCGCAAGAACGCCTTCAGCATCAGCATGGGCGGCGCACTCCTTCTCGCATCCGAGAAGGGCTACGGCATGGCCATCAACGCCATCACCAGCATCGCCAAGCTCGCCTCCAAGGCCGTCATCGGCACACTCCATGGAGTGAACAGGGGCATCGGCTGGATCGGCAACCGGATTGCCCGGGTAGTCGGCAAGGCCAACAAGGACGCAGGCAACTGGGTTCAGGGTCTCACGTGGACCATCACAGGTGCGATTGCTAGCGCCGCTGACATCGTGAAGTCGTTCACTGCCCAGCAGTCCGAGTGGTTCACCGTCTCGGCACTGTCACGCTTCACCATGAAGTTCGTGAACTACTCGGCAATGGCGTTCTTCACCCTCATCGGTGTCAATGCTGTCAGTGGCGGCGTGGTCGCCACGGCAGCAGCATCCGTGCCCCTCATCGGCGGCACCCTCGCTGGCATCGTCGGCGGCGGGATCGGCTCCATGATGGTCCTCGCAGGGTTCGCCCTTGCAGGGATCGCCTACACGATGATGTTCCGTGCGCAGGAAGTTGGCAGCGAGACCGAGGCAGCGAAGATCGCCAAGATCGACGCCGACTCCATGGCGAAGTTCAAGGAGGCCGAGGAAATCCGCGCGGCCGACGCGATGGCCAAGCAGATCTCTAAGGCAAATAGGGTCGCCAAGGAGCAGGCGCAGGCAGATGAGGCAAAGGCATCGAAGGCCGCTGCCAAGTCCGCTAAGGCCGAGGCGTTGGAGAACGCTGAAAGCCTCGACGTCGAAGACGTTGAGGAAGCAGTCTCGTCTTGATGCAGCGCGAGGAGGGGGCCAACAAGGCCCCCTCCGAAGCGTTCAAAAGCTGGTACGCGGGCTATGACGACGGCGTGGCACGAGAAATGCTCACCCCCGGAAGTTCGGGATACGGACTGATGGTGTGGAACATGACGTTGTACGGGTGCCGCGAGGAAGCGCAGTCCGCGCATGACATGTCCGGCGGGTTCCTCACGCCCGCGCCCACGGCGTGGACATGCGCGTACGACGCCAACGGCAAGCTCGACATCCCGATCAGCGAATGCTCAATCGACGACTACGCGAGAGACAGTTACATGGGCTTCGGCATGCTCATCGGTGAAGGTGATCGAGAGTGGCTTGAAGTCATCCCGTGGGTGCGGGTGAAGGGACTCCGGTACCCGGACCAGACCTTCGGACAGCATACGCAGGAACACAACATCCCAGGTCTTTGTTCCAGGGACGCTAACGGTTGGTATGGAACAGTCGATGCGATCGTCCCGATGTGGGTGATCACACCGATCGATCCTGCGTTCTACAAGCAGTGGTCAAAAGACATCACGCGCATGTGGATGGCATATTCGCAGTCCCTTGACGCCTCCGAGATACCTATCTGCCCTCATTCAGGGGATTACCACGATTACTACTGCGACAACTGGTCGTGCGAAGGCGAAACTGACTGCCCGTTCGAGGAAATCTTCGAACTGGCAGTGAAGTTCGCGAATGGCGGGTTCGAGGAATCGCAGTGGATGACCGACCCCCAGGTGTTCGACGAAGTCATGGACTACGCGATCACCCGATACAAGCAAGGATGGCACCGTGCCATCGAAATGGAGAATGGAGATACATGCTTATCACAATACTTGCGGCACTACTCACCGTATTTGGCATCAAGCAAATCGCTGGATTTTCTCCGGCAACCCGCACCTCAGCGCTTAATCGCCTGAACATGTTCAGCGCCTCAGCAGGGGTGCTCACACGCGTCTTCACCACCATTGACGCATTCCGTTCCATCATCGAATGGTCAGACTCGTGGCCTCGCGACTACGCCGGCAGGCGTCTGGAGCATCAGCGGATCAGCAGTCCGCCGCTCACTGTCCCGACACCAGTCGGGGGCCCGAGACCCAACCCGTCGAACTACTCCCCGCAGCCCCGCACGGCCTACACCCCACCGTCCGATAAGAAGCGTGTGTTCACAGACATCACGGACCCGGACATCATGGACAGTTTCTAAACCCCTTGGGGGCAGCCTTCGGGCTGCCCCCAAACGGGTCTTTTTTTGTGCCCAAAACCAGCAGTCACACGTGCACGAACAGGCCATTCGCGGCCAGCGTGTACGAGCCACGCGCAGGTACCGGGTACGGGTCATCAAGCTGCGCGAACAGCAAGAACTCCCCCTTCGTCGGATCAGTCCACGCCCCCACCCCGACAAGGGTCACTGCGTCCAAGTTCAGCCACGTCAAATCCTGCACATTCCACGCCGTCCGTGTCGTGTCCTTCGCGAAATCCCACGTCAACGGCGACCGGGCGTACGTTGGGCTGCTGATCTCACTCGCGGCAGGATCAGATGGATCCGGTACCTCATAGTGCAGGCTTGCGAAGCACTTGATGCCAATCAAGTATTGAAGCCACGGACGGGCAAGCGGGTCGTAGATCACTGATGCCATGCGTTCCTCCTACGCCGTTCCTGGTTCCTTGCGGAAGATCCGACCAAGGAAGTACACGTCTTGTGTCAGCTGGGCGTCGCAGTAGACCATCACGTACACGTCAGCCCTATTCGGGTAGCGCAGATTCTCGTCAGCAGACCGCTGCGGATCCACCCCGTACACCGCATCCGTCAGGTCCCACGAGAACCCACTCGAATCTGACAGCAGTCCAGTGGGCTTCGCGCCTGCCACCGCAGACGTTCCCGGCCAAAACCCGGCCTTCTCATAGAAGTTGCCGTAGCCGATGATGATTTGCGCCGTCGACACTGCACCCACGAGATCCGGGTTCAACTGGGTGCCATCCTCCGCGTACTCCTCCCATGCACGCTTGAAGAACGGGTAATGCTGCCCCGCCTTGTATGGCGTGTTGTCTGGCTCGTCACTGATCCCCAATGCAGGCATGCTCGAATAGGACACGCCATTCGTCCGATACAGCGACACGTGGAACGGCACCTTCAGCACCGACCCGTACTGGTCATAGGCCGCGATCTGGAACAGGCTCGCTTCCCCAGCCTGTGACAGGCGCACCGGGTACGCGGCAAAATCCTGCCTCGACTGGCGCTTGTTCGCCCAGTTCCCGTCAGCGTTCCCCGACGCCGGGCCAATCCGGATGTAGTTCGCTGACCACTGCGGGTCTTTCGGTGGGCGCTGCCGCGTCCAGTCCACCCACGGGAATGTCACCAGGCTCGGCATTCCAGCGAACAAGTTCTGGCTTCCCTTCGGCACGAACCCAGACCCGTCCGCGTACGACCACGGGAACAGCATGTCGGGGATGTTCGGCTTGTACTGGCCGACCGTGAGCAACCGGATTGGGGCGAGGGAATCACGGGTACGGGCCGTCACCTCCTGCACCGTCAACTGGTCGCGGTACTTCCCATCAACCGTCAGCTCCGTCGCCTCCGGACCAACATTGGCCTCCGTCACATGGAACAGCACCCCGTCAGGGTTCCCGAACAGGCCTTTCACTTGGATGCTCATCCCCGCCGTCACCAAATAGCGGGAGAAGAACACGCCGCCACGCACCGGGTCAGCAGTCAGCGTGATCGTCCCCGTCACCCCCGGGTCGGAGAACCGTGCCAGATGCCCCTTAGCGATCTCGGCGGCCTCCACCTCGCTCAAGCCCTCATAGAACGACAGGTTCACTTCCTTGCGCATCACCGACCGGTCAAACCAGTCGTTCTCGTCAATCGGATGCACTTGACGCCTCGCGGCATACGGCGCGTACGTGATCGTCTGACCGTCAGCGGACACCTGCATACCGGAGAACGTTGAGCCGTTCAAGCTCTTGCCCTGCCCGTACACGGCGTTCAAGCGCTGCGTGTAGTCCTTCGTCGCCGACATCGACACACCAGGTGTCAGCAAGTCCACGACAAGGGTGCGCGCGTCGGGAGAAGTAATGCGGTCGCGGTGCCGCAGTACCGGCCGGCGTCCCTCGTCCAACGCCAGCGTGAACTGGCCCCTCTCCGTGTACATGTTCGCCAACAGTCCCTGAACATAGGAAGTGAGAACTTGGTCAAATGACCCCGTGGAGCGGGTCACCGACCCTGACCAGTTCGCACCATCCTCCAGTCCGACCGGGCGCAAATACAGGGGCTTGCTCGAATAGTCGGCGAGCCTGAACTTTGTTGACCACCACGACGGCCATTCCGTGCGCAGCGGCGCGATCCGCATATCCGGTCTCCCCGTGAACTGGCGGGAGATCGCCACCTCGTACGGGATTGGCTGATACACGTACTCGGGCTTCGCCAGGTAGTTGTCCATCTGGAACATCGCCCCGCGCAACGTCACCGACAACTCACTCGCCGCCTCGGTCGGGCTGTACTCAAACGAGGCCATGTAGCCCTCCCAGCGGTACGTCGGCTCATAGCCATCCGCCAAAACCCAGACGATATCCACGTCCATCTCAGGTTGAAGCCACCACAAGTCCGACGTGCCGATCGCGTCCAGGAGGGTCACTGCCGGGAACTTGATCGACGCCGTCGTCGGCCCGAACGGGTCAGCAGTCGCCAACGACTCCACCATCGTCGGCGCTCCACGAACAAACGACACGTCAACCGCCGACTCCAACGACCGCACGCCAGACGGGTACACCCACACCCGCCAACTGCCTGACATGCTGTTGTCCATGAGACGCGGAACAGGGGCTGTGAACGTCATATGTCATCACCGAACCCAGCGCGGCGCAGTTGCGACCTAACATTATGGACAGCACGGCGATCACTAGGGGTTGCCGAAAGCGTCACCAACCCGATCCCATCCCGGTGCTTCACCATGTAGTGGCCGCTGCCGCGCATCTCCACCCTGTGCCCGGAGCGCTTCAAACGGCCCATCAAGTACTGCAAATCCTTCGCCCCAGCCTTCATGATTGTCGTCATGACGTCGTCACTCCATACATGCGGTCGTATTCGCCCACGACTGCTGCAAGATCCCCGGGACCAAACCTGCGCTCCCAATACGACACTTCAAGGACATCCATTGACGCTGTCGCGTTCTGTCCCTGCGGGGAACGCCCCAGCCACAACCGAGACCGGTTGTCGTACCGGCGCGGTAGCGACGTTGTTTGCGCCTTCACCCCTGAATCAGCGCTGAGCATCGTCACCGTGTTGTTCGTCATGTCAATGTTCAAACCGATGATGACTGGTTGCGCTGGGCGTGCCATCCCGCTCGACAATGGAGTCGACAGGAGCATCGAATCCGCCCACAACGCCAACACGCCGCTCTTGTGATACCTGATGCCGAAAAACGGATCCAGCCCTTGCACGTTCGGGGCCTGAGTCTCCAACACGCCAAACCATTCCCCAGCAGGCTCATGCAGCGTTGCCACGACAAACACCGTCACCTCTTGGGCATTCCAGTCAATGTCATCGCACCACATGTGCCGGCCGCCAAACAGCGACACGGAGGCGTTCCTGACAAATCCGCCATCCCGGTAATACGAGTATCGAGGCCGGTACTGCGGGTTTGTTCCCGGATTTGACCGCCAGTACTTACGGTCCCCTGGGCGGATCCGATACCTACCACCTTGAAGGAAATCCTTCACCACATATTGGACACCGTCGCGGCAATCCGGCAGGTCGCACAACTCCCGCACCGTCAATGACTCGATCGGGTCAGGGTCGAATCCAGAAAACGGCTCCCACACCGTGCACCACGGGTCCAATGCCCACTTCAATGGAAGCCAGCGGCTTGTCGCGAGCACGTTCACATTGCGTGGCTCAGGGAACGTCTGCAACTGCGTCAACGGACCAATACCAATCACCGGGCGTGAATCAACAATCAATCCAGTGACAACCTGCGGGAGACCAGCAATCGGAATGTAGTCATCAACCTCAAACCCAGCGACACGGGCCGGAATGAGCTCCTCACGCCTCGTCACCGGCGGGTCAACCGATAACACGAGATCGACATTGGCCTCGATGCGCACTTCATCGGTGAGAATGAACCGGATCGGATGTGAACCCCACTGCCCGATAAGTTCCGCGACATAGAGCATCCCGACGTCAAACACGTCAGCGAAATGGTCGCCGTAAATCTCCCCAACACCACGATCCGCAACTTGTGCGTCGCACAGTTCCTTCACATTAAACGGGGCGAACGCGTTCACGATTGACGCGAACGCATCAAGCCTGTCTAAAGTAGGTTGAGGCGTATTGCCCCCGGAGGTATTCGAAGCCGGGACCCATTCGAAACCGTCGTAGGTCGTGGCAGTGCTCCGAACGCCAGCACCATCCCCGACGTCGATTCGGTACAAAACGCCCATCCCGTCACCTGACCCCAGTCATCATCTGGCTGCCGCCAATCGACAGCCCGTGCATTAATGAGCAGCCCCGGACCAGACAGATTCCAGAAATAGGAACCCACGCCGTACGGGCTGCGCTCGTAACTTGATGCCACCGGCTCAAGGAGCGTGTCCCCAGAGTCCGTTGACACCGGTATTTGTGTTGTGAGCGCCAACCAGATCGTTCCCAATGCTGGTGCTGCCTCAGGCCTGAACGTCGAATTCACCACCACAGACCGGCCCCACGTTGAAAGTGACCCCATTAGACGGCCTTCCACTCGGCACCTGGGTGACGTGGGATTTGAGCGGACACTTGCGCCATCCGCGAGAACCTGAACTCCCGAGGCGTCTTCACCGACACGTCAGCGCAATAACACTGATAGAACGTTTGCACCCCATCAAACGTCACTTCCATGCCGAAGTTGATCTGCCTCAGCGTCGCTAGCAGCGAACTCACGGCCCGTTGCACATCCGGGGCAGTATCAGCCCTCACGTACACGTCCAGTGTCTCTGTCACGTTCTCCCGGGTTGCGTTCACTGTCCACGACCCTTCAACGAACGGGTTGCTCACGTCAGACCGGCGGAACGTCGTTGACTGCTCCCCGAACGCTGTCGCACTCAACCGATACAGGCCCTCAGACACGACAAGCCATCCACCGGGGGTTGTCAGGCGGCACGTCACTGGAAGGATGTCCATCAGCGTCTCCCCTGGATCGGCTGCGACAGTGCTTTGCGCCGCGCGCGTGCCTGCAACGCCTGCGCCATCTCATCGGGACTCTGCGCCTTCACGGTGATCGGGCCAGTGAACTGCGTTGACTGGTCGAATGACTGGCTGGAGTAGTTGTTGATCACCGGGGTCGCGTACTGGGACACCATTGAGGTCTGCACTGATGTGCGGTCCACGTATCGGGCCATCGTCGCCGCGAGCACTTCCGCACCCCGCTGGTTGAGCGGGATGACAGCCTCCGGATACCCGGCCTCACCGATGATGGCATTCGTCTGACGGGTCGCGATCCCGCCGAGGGCGAAGGGATACTTGACAGGGTCAGCGGATTTCGTGCCGAGGGCAAAACTCGGCTGGTCGGGGATACCGAACTTCCCGCGGGCGATCGCCGGGATCTCGAACGTTATCTTAATCGCGTTCCATGCACTGATGACCGAATTCACCACGTCCACGATGCCGCGAACAAGTGGACGGAACGCGTCCTTGACCATCTCCAGATCAGGGATACCAGTGAGGATCTTCCCCCACGCGTCACCAATCCAGCCCGTGACCGTGTCCTTGCCGTCCTTCGCCGCTTCCTTCAGCCCCTGAAGCCATTGGGCGATGCCGCCGCCCTTCGCATCCCCCAGACCGAATGCCGCCTGCACCTTCCCCAAGACCTTCTCGATCGTCGGGATGCCCGACATGATGCCGTCCCACGCACTGCCAATCCACTTCGACACGGAGTCCGCCGCGCCATCAGTCTTATCTCCCAGTCCGCCGATCCATTCCTTCGCCTTCGAGAACGCATCCTTTACGGCCTTCTCAATGTCGATGGACGCCAGTGGTCTAGTGATCGAATCCCACGCGGACGACACCCACGCGGTGATCTTCCCGCTCAAAGTAGAAAGGTACGTCTTCGCCGTTTCGAACGCAGCCGTCACCTTCCCGCCAATATCCAAGTCCTTGATCGGGTCCGTGATCTTCTCCCACACCCCGCCAATCGTGCCCGTGATGCCATCCTTCAGCCCCTGCACGACGTTCTCGCCGATCTCCTTGAACACCTTCGAAGGGGACTGGATGCCAAAGATGTTCTTCACTGCCTGAATGAAGCCCCTAATCATTTGCAGCCCCAGGCTCTCATCATCAGCGCTACCTGTGAACCCTTGAGCAAATCCTTGTGCAGCCGCCACACCCAGCTCTTTCCACTTCTTTTGAAGATCCTCGCCCCCCGGATTACCGAGAACCTTCCATATCGAAATTGGTGACGTGTCGACCGATACTCGGTTGTGAAGACCCGCCTTGTCCGACTCGTCATACTGACGTCTTGGAGCAGCCTCGCCTTCCGCCTCCCTCACCGTCGGAAGATCCGGTTTCAAGTCCTTGCCTGTGAACCCCTTGCCTGCGTAGAAGTCCGTCAGCGCTTTCGGCACCTTGATGTTGTTCGTCTTGATGTAGTCCAGTGAGTTCTGGATGCGTGCCTGCCAGTCCTCGCCCATCGTCTTCGGGTCAATCCCGTTCTTCATCGCATCGGAAAGCATCTGCGTGATCCCGCCGTCGCCCGCCGCAGACGACTGTCCTACTTGGTAGAACTGCTCCATCATCGACTTGATCTGCGCTGATGCAGCAGCCCCCGCATCCGCGATCGACGTGCGCGCCCGCTCCCACATCCGCTTCACCGACAGTTCAAGGCTGTCCGCCGCGACCTGGCTCGCATGGTTGAAGTCCTTGTTCAAGTCCGACAGTGCCAAATCATGGTCGGCTTTCGAGTACGCGAGCTGCTGGGTGAACATCTCCTTCGCGCGCGCTCGGGAGATGTTGAACGACTGCTGCATGTCACCCATTGACGTGTCGAACGCCAGATTCGCTCGCACGACGCTCACCGCGAAATCCGCGTCCATCCGGACCATGTTCTTGTTGAAGTCAGCCTGCGAGTCGTCCAACGACTGTTTGAAATCCGCATTCGTATCGGACTTCGACTGCTCGAAATCCGTGAGCGCACGAGACTTCGACGTGTTGAAGTCCTCGCTGCCGCGCTTCATCTGTGTCGCAAAATCCTCCTGAGCGCGAGCAAAGGACACGTTCCCTTGATCCTGCGCCAGTACCCCGGAACTCAATGCTTTCGCCCCAGCCGCGTTGTTGATCTGCGTTGAGAACGAACCATTCCCGCGAATATCTTCCACAATGCGGGACAGTTGCTGCGCGTTTGAAGCGTCCGACAAGTTCAATGCCTTGATCGCTGCATCCGACAAACCAAGCGACCGTGCCTCCGCAAGATTCGACACCTGCCTGTCAACGGCTGCCGTCTGATCCTTCAAGTTCGTCACCAGTTGCCCGGCATCCATCACCATCTGGGCGCTGATCCGCTTCCACGGGTCGTACATTTGCTTCGCGGAATCCTCAACCATGCGGGCAATCTGCTTGTTGAAGTCCTCCGTCGCACGCACCCGCGCACGGTCAAAGTCCTCTTGGCCACGCAGTGACCCTTTATCGAAGTCTCGCTGCCCACGGAACATCTGCTTATCGAAGTCGCGTTGTGCGCGAAGCCGCTGGGTATTGAAATCCTCATCAGCGCGGAATTTGCTCTTGCGGTAGTCGTCATCGGACTGGGACATCTGCCGGGTGAAGTCACGGTTCGCCCGAAACTCCTGAAGCTCCTTGTCCTCGGTTGAGTACTGCTCCTGCTTGTTGTACTCGACGGTGGCACGAGTGCGCTGCGTCCCGAAATCCCTGTTCGAACGCATGATCGTCTTGTCTCGCTCAAACCTCGACAGGTCCTGCTGGCGGGCGAAGTCCTCACGCGCGTACCGTTCACCCGTCGCCGTATCCCGGTTGATCATCCCGATCGTGACCCCGGTCTGGCGCTGCATTGCATTGATCGACGTCTGCATTGCGCCAGCAGACCGATTTATACCCATCGCGTCAGACCTCGTCACCTCCTGCCACTGGTATCGGCCGGCTTCCTGCGCGGCAAGGATGTCGTTAAGTTCGCTGTTCGTCGGCGTGTACTGCATGCCGTATGTGGAATACGCCGACGATGCGCTTGACCGCAGCGCCTGCATTTGGGTGCGACCGGCCTCCTGCGCTGCCTTACGCGGCTCCTGCAACGCCAGCGCGCTGCCCAGCACGTTCTTCAAATCGTCATTCGTCGCCATCGCCTGCTGAAGCCTGATCGACACCGCAGCCACGCCCTGGCTGCCACTTGAGTTTGCGAGCGCAGCATCCAGCACGCTCAGTCCAGCGTCCCGCCTCGATGTATCCGAGCGGTCCATTCGGTACTTGTTGATATCCCGCCCAGCAGCAGACATCCCATTCACGTCGAGAGCCGTCAACTCTTCCATCGGCTTCTTCAATGCCCGACCAGCCGCCTCAGCCTCATACAGGGAGTCCGACAATCTCCCCGCGGCCTTACTCGTCAGCACGAACGACTTATCCAGAGCCCGAGCGGCCTTCTCGTTGTCCGGAGTCGTCGGGCTGAACTTGCTGTAATTCGCCCCAGACTCAGTGACATACCCCTCATTGATGAGCGCGAGGGCGCGTGCGGCATTCGTGTTGCCGCCCTCCGCAGCGCGTGCCATCACCTCCTCGAACGTCTGCCTGTTCTCCTTCAACAGTGCGTACTGCGCCCCACGGGACGTCGCCTGAGTCGGCAATCCCGCGTTGTACGCGTCCACCTCATTAATTCCAATGAGGTCACTTACTGCCTGACCGGTGATTGCAGCGGCGCTCTTATCACCTTCGCCATCCAACTGCTGCGCGTACGCAGCGTCATAAAGCTGCTTCGCCTCCGATACAGCTACGACATCCCCATACGTAGCCGAAAGCTTCGATCCGTCCTTCGGCGAGTAGACCGACACCTCCCCGCCGAACAGTCTCCCGGCGCTGTTCGCCTGCGCCTGGGCAGCCTGCGTCATCCCGACGCCGATCTCCGCCTGCGGCTCAGTGACCCGGCCATTCAACCCCAGCACCGTGCCGCCGTTCGCCCGGACCGCCTCCTGCATGAGCGAGTAGCCCATCTCGGTGTTCGGCCGGGAGTTACCGTCGCCGTACACCTCTCTCAAGACATCGGCGACATTCTGCGCCTCAAACTTGCCCAAAGACTTCGACGATGCGAGATCGTTCACATAGGCGGCGATCTCCTCAGGCTTCGCTGAAAACCCGAGCGTCGCGATCGCCGTACCGGCAGCAAGATTCGTGCCCTCCGCCCGGTCTGACCGCTTCTGCGGCTCATACCCCGCCACGTTCGACGCTGCGACCTCATTCGGGTCGATCGTCGTCGCCTCGCGGTTCGTCGTGTTCGCCTTCGCCACGTCGCCAGCCGACTTCAACGCCGTCGCGCTAAACGACTCAAGACCCCGCGATGCCATCCCCATCGCTGCCGCGAACGAGTTGAATGTTGAGTTCAAATCCTGCCCGGCGGTAGCGACCTGTTGTACGCGGGCGTCGGACTCCTTGATCTTCCCCGCCGCATACATGCCGGTCCCGGCCGCAGCCAAGATGCCCATCATGTACGGGTTCATGATGGATGTCGCGACCCTGCCAATACTTGACGCCGCGAGCCCGGCAGCGCCGAGGGCCATCCTCCCTGCGCCCACCGCCGTACTGCCGATCGCCTGAGGGAGCGTCACGCGCTGCGACGGATCAGCCAAAGACCCTAGGCTTCGCCCGCCAGACATCGCGACCGTCTGCAACGCACCGCGCATGTCACCGGCTTTGAATTGCGCCCCGGCAGACTTCACCGAATCCCTGAAATCGTTGTACGCAACACCCCGAATCGGGTCCAATCCCTGAGCGTTGCGGAACAAATTCCCGTACGTCGAATTCAATCCGAACGCCGCCACACCAGCGCCCGTGCGAACCAATGTCCTCGCACCCGACGCGAAGCGCTCACCGGCCGTCATCGGAACACCGGACGGGGTCATAAGCGTGGAACCGACCGCGCCGCCGATCACCTGACCAAACCTTCCCAAGGCCGTAGGCGCAGTCGCCACCGGCAGGCCTTGAGACCGCTGAACGAGTGCCCGCCTACCCTCCTGGACCGTGTCCGACTCCCCGAGTTTCCTCCCGACGATCTTCGACAACGCGTAGAACGACGCCAACGTCAGCGCATTCATGCCAATACTGCCCGCTGCGCCAGCAGCCCCCGCTACACCAGTAAGCACCTGGGGGACTTTCCCCTCCGTCGCGCCCGCAATGCCACCAGCGATCGTGTTCGCGACACCCAACTGGTTTGACGCCACGCCCAGCAGCGGCCGACCCATGTTCACGACGACCTGCGTCATCGACTCCTTCAACTTGTCCGCTTGGTCCGTGACCCCTTCAAGGGCCTTCGATGCTGCGCGCTCCGTCGAGCCATCCCCATACGACTTCTGCGCCGTGTCGATCGCCTCACGCAAGTTCCCCGACCGGGTCAGTGCCGCAAGAGACCGGGTGTCCCGCACTGAGTCAAACCCGAGCATCTCCAACTGCCTAGACATCTGCGGACCAGCCTTGCCCAGTGACTCCGCGAACCGCGTCATGAACTCCGTCGGATCCTGCTTCATCAAGTCGCGCAGCTTCTCCGACGTCGTCCCCATCACATCGGCGTACGCCTTCAACTCCGGGCCGCCATCGCGGACCGCCCGGTTCATGTCCAGCATGACCTTGTTCAGCACGTTCGCCGACCGGTACCCATCCTCACCGAGGCTCGACATCGCCGCCGATAGACCCATGACTGCTGTCTGATTGATGCCGATTGTTGCCGCGACCGGCGCGAGGGCCTTCGAAAACGACACCACTGAATCAGCAGACCCGCCGATCTTCGCCGTCGTCGTCACCAGCGAATCAGACAGTTTCGTGAACTGGCTGATCCCATTGCCCATTGACCGGGACAGTTGCGTGAAATCCGCGCCGATCTGCGCCGCATTCGACCCCGTCGCCGCGCCAAGTTTGATCCACGCCTTACCCAGCGAGTCGATCTGCTTCTCGGACTTGATGCCCTGCTTCTGCAAGGTCTCCACAACTTGAACGGCCTGACCCATGCCGCCAGAAAAATTCCTGCCAAACTGCTTCGTCGTCTTCTCCAGTGCCGTGAACGACCGGCCCGACGCCGCAGCGCCAGCCTCAATCCCGCTCAACGCCTTCTGGTACGACGCGGCAGTGTCCACCGCGAGAGTGTTCACTGCGTTAAACCCGGTGATCTTGTTCGCTGCGCCCACGAGGGCGCTCGTCATCTTCGTCGCAACGGCCGGAATGCCGTCAACGACTTCCGAGTACTGGCGGGTCACCGCGACGGCTTGGCCCATCGACGTCATGTACGACCCGGCGTTCACGTTCAAGCCGACATCGACCATGTACTCACTCATGTGCGCCTCCTCGTCGGAGGCTCAGGCGGCGACTCCCGCAGCAGGCGGGCCGACTCCTTCGGCAGCAGCGTGATCCGCGCACCAGGCATGTCTGCCTCACTGTGCACGAGATCCTTGAGGTAGCAGCCCCAGCATTGGGTAACCGTCGGCTCGTACGCAAAACGGTCCTCCTCCCACTCCCATGCGGCGGTGCCGCACTGCTGGCACTTGCTACTGGACTCCAGCAGGTACGCGACCAGCTTCGCCCTGTCCTCCGGCTCCCAATCCAGCAGCGCCGAATGGGAAAGCCCGTGATCCGAGCACCAGCCGACCTCTAACTGGAACGCCGGGTCGTACCGGAGTCGGCTGCGGTAAAAGGGACATCAAGTCCCCGGCTGTTCACCTCGACAGATGCCATGAAAATCTCCATGACCTCCCCGCGACTCCACTCGTCGGACTCCCAGAGTTCCTTCGCCTCATTCGGCGTCATCCGGGGATTCGCTGAGCACATCGAGATCAGTGCCGGTCCGAACGTGTCAGGGTTGTACGTCGATCCCTCACGCTTCTGGTCCGGTGTCGGCGGGTGCATCCCAACGAGGACGTCATACGCCTTCGACCCGATCGCACGCATCGTGAACACGTACTCGATCATCGTGCCGTCCTCATCCGGGACCGTCAGGACGACGTCCTTTGTTCGGGCGGGCTTATTCAGCAAGTCCTTCAACGTCGCCTGACGGCGTGTCTCTGTTGCAGTACTCATTTTCTTCCTCCGACTGGTCTGCGCCCTAAGGCCCGGTGAATCGTGCGTCGCAGGAGCCACCGGTTCGGTATCGATTCCGTCCAGTGGCTCCTGCGAATAGCTCATGCTGCGGGCTTCACAGCAGGATTGCTGGTGAGCGTCGCTGCGACCTTCGCGTTCTCAGCAGGCTCCTCAGGAACAGACGCCATGCAAGAGAACGTCTGCGCAGTATTCGACGCCATCGCCGAAGCGCTGCGCGACACGATACGAACCGGCCACACCTCGACAGGCTCACCGACCGCCGGGGTGTAACCCGGGCCAGTGCCGCCGAAACGCGAAATGTAGAAGTATCCCGTGGTGCCACGCGGGAGGGTCTCCCACGCAGTATCCGCGGCGTCATCGCGGTACATGTCCGACATAAACGATGCCTGGCTCGTACCCGGGACTGACGTCTCAAACAGCGAGTCGATGTTCGGGGTCGGAACCGTGTTGCCCTGCGAATTTGCAGTGATACTGATAATGAAACTGGTCAGGTCAATTGCAGCGGTGATCTCCGCAACAGACGGTGCCGTGAAATTCGCAGGACGGACCTTTGTGAATCCGATCCAAGAATTCTCATTAGGGATAATTCTCATGGTGGTGCCTTTCGATAGGTCGTTCTCGCGAGAGTGACTATGAATGAGTCTAGATGCCCCACGGCGTCTTGTCGTTAAGCATCGCAGCGCAAAGTAAACATATCAGTGACGCTCCACATGGGCGGGTCAACCGAGTCGTTGCGTGTCATCGGACCCAACGACCCCCACGAGGCCATGCCCACCCGGTATCCGTAAAATTTTTGTCCAATGCAGTGGGGCACTTCATCGCGTGCGGCCGCCGCCATCCAGTCGCACTGCTCCCTCGAACCGCCGTAGGACGACATCCGCCACGACGTCGACCACGACCGCACCTGCTCGCTGTACGACCACGCCGTGTCAGCCAACTGACCGCCCTGAAACATCACCACCGAGTACGGGATGAACGCGGACACGTTTGGCTGACCGGACAGCCACCCAACCCCATGAGGTGCGATCCCATCGCCGATCCGCTGCCCAGACTTCGACAGCGTCGCCACCACCACATTCGTCAACTCCCCGATGTTGATCACGGCAACAGTCCCCTCACTGACGCCTGCGCGCCCTTGCCGGCCTCACGAGCGAGACGTTCCGCGACCTTCGGCGCTATCGGCCCCGTCACCCGAATACGCGACCCAGACATTGACACCCGGTGACCCGGCACTCTCACTCCCTTAATCGCGTCACGCGCACCAGCGATCGCTGCCTCATCAGCGCGTGACGCCACATCCCTCAAACCCTCAAGTCGAGTAATCAGCTCATCAGGCTTCATTTGATGATCCATTCCGTCGGAATCTGCGGACTACCCCACTGCTGTGACGCCTGAATACCCACGCACTGCATCCGGCGGGACACCGGGAACTGGGAACCAGCCTCCACGTCCACCACCCGGAAATACCTGCCCACCATGAGCGGGTCGCGATGCCGGTCCACCTGCACGATGTCGTCCACCCGAGGGGACTGAGCGACCGGCTCCACCGCCGGAGACGTGACCTCAGTCGTCAATGGGATGCTCACGAACGTTGACGAGTAGTACGTCGGCTCGTCACCAATACCCATCGTGATCGGCCCTGCCACCGTGTACACCCGGGCCTTGCCCACGTACACCTCGAACATCTCCTCAGCCAGCAGCGTCCCCGACTGCGGGATGAACCCCGGCGTCGCAGGCCGCCAGATCCGCACCGTCGAATCCATGTTCCGCTCCGCGTACACCCGTGCGATGTAGGCGCTCGTATTTGTTGAGAAACGCGGCGTCACCGCGCTCCACTGCCACATCAGGAATCGCCATCCGAAGCAACGTCACTGCCGCCACCAGCACCGCCGGTCAACTGGTTCCAGTCACCGACGCCGTTATTGTTCGGATACCCGCCCGGGTCGTAATCCCCGTAATCCTGACGGCCGGCCAAGTAGTTGTCCGTGAATCCGATGCCGAAGCGCAGGACCTTGATCGTCGGATCCCATGACGTATCCCACAAACCAGGGACAATCGGCGTACCGATCTGCTCGATCTTGTACATCTCCCGCAGGTTCATCGCGATGTCGTTGTACTTCTGCTGCAACTCGCTCGAACCAACCGACACGCCATCGGCAGACACCGACACCTCGCGCCCGAAATGATTCGAGATAATCTCCGCAGCACCAGCCGCCACCATCAAGTCAGACCCATACAAGTCCAGCCACTTGTCCAGCAGGAAGTCGATGTCCTCGTCCTGAAGCAGCGGCAGTGCAGGATCGATATCCCCAACGTAGAACCGAATCGCGTCACGATGGCTTGACGCCGGACTGCCGCTATACGACCACGTCACGGCTACCTACGACCAAATATCGCGCTTCGGACGCAGCGCCACCCGGCGCGGCTCCGTGCCGACTCGCTTACGCTCAGCGCGCAGCGCACCCTGATGCCAGCGCTCCAACTGGCCCCGAGCCTTTAACCCCTCAAGTTTCGCAGGTGCCGTCCTCGCAATGGACTCAAGATTCGCACGGTACCCCTGCGAGGCGATCGCGCGATTCGCTCCACCAGCACGCCTCCCCGGAAGTGTCTCCACCATGCCCTTCGGCGCAGTACCAGAAGGACGCACCATGCGGCCAGCGACCGCAGACGACCGGGAATCGAGCATGAGCGCGCCAGTCCCCTTGACCCGCTTCGGCTTCAACATCCCGCCACGGCGAATCGTCGTACCAGCAATCTTGTTCGAGAAATGACCCGCCAGTTGCCCAGCATTCAAGGCCTTATCCACGCCATTACTGCGCCGCGTCGCGATGAGTGCGCCACCAACAACCGGAACCGCCACACCAGTAGCGATCAACGCCTTCTTACGCGACGACATTCCGCCGCGACCAGCATGAGCCACCTGAACCGAGTCATCACCAGCAGCCGTTGCAGCCCTGCGACCGGACCGCGTTGCCGCCGCCATCGTCGCCTCATCGGTCACCGCAGCGATCCGTCGAGCCAGCGCCGTCTTCGACACAGCAACCTCACGAGCATCAAACATGACTAGCCCTCCACGATGTCTATGTAGCCGCTGCGGACCCACGCCTCAACGCGCGGCCACTTCCTGGCCTCAGGGACCGAATCCCCGATCTTGATCTTCTTGTCACCGATCACCATGGGCTTGCGTGCCACGTAACGGGGACCAGTAGGGCGCTTCTTCGTGACATCCCTAGGACGAATCCGGTCTGAGGGAACCATCTCAAACGCCTCAGTAGACATCAGCTACTCCGCCTTCTTGCGAACAGGCTTCGCTACCTCATCGGCAACCGTCACCTTCACCGAGTAGTCACTCTTCGCCCCAGCGCCGTCCGTGACCTCTATCTGGTGATCACCGGCACCGACACCCGTAAACGCGAACGTCCGGGACGACTTCGACTGCGGCAGCGCATTGTCGATCGTGACCGTGAACTGCGGCACGCCGCCAGTCACCACCACGCTGACCGCGTTCCCCGCGACCGTCGCAGACACGGCCAAGGGCGAACTCATCTTCCCCAGCATCGCGTTACGGATAACCGGAGGCAGGCTCGTCGGGCGAGGAGGCCTACCACGCCGCTCATTCGGGTCCGGGAGAGCGACCACAAATCCGGAATCCAGCAGCGCGTTCAACTCCCGGCCCAGATCAATGACCTGCTGCTTGGACAGCGAAGTGCCCGCCGGCACCAGCACGCCATTAAGGGTGATAGGCCGACGGACGACAACACTGTTCGGCACCTGAAACATCAGGCGACGACCTCTTTTGCGAAGGAACCAAGATCCTTGGAAACAACCTTCATGTCGTAGGTCATCTCCGCCTCCACGCGGTCAGAGGCAATCTGCTCCATGCGGAACCGCTTGATCTTCACGCCCTCGCCATTCCCGCCGAGGTAGCCGTTCCACGTGAACGTGTACCCGGCAGACGGGGTCATGAGCGACGGAGCGCCCGGGGCGTAAGCGAGGAGGACCGACTTCGCGTTGCTGATGAAGTCGAACGTCGCCGCCGCGTCCTGAGTGCGGGCGTCATCAAACTGCGGTCCAGACGCGACCGTCGCGTACGACGTGAAAAGCTGATCGACATTGAAGAGGGTCGCGATGAGATCCTCTGTGACGATGCCCTTCTGCGTGTACTTGATGCGGTCGATGATGTCCGGGTGCTGCTTGAGGGACTTCATGACCTCAGCACCCAGGATCATCTTGTTCGGGGCGAAGCCCGTGAGCTTGCGGAACTCAAGGATCCAGTCCGCGACATTTCCGATCGGATCGGACCCAGCATCGCTCCACTTGGTGAAATCAGTGCCGCCAGTCTGGTCCTTCGCCCAAATACCCGGCTGGAAGTACGACGTGTTCCAGTCGATATCCCGCTTAAGCAGGAGTTGGTTCGTGATGAACTCCGTCGCGTCACGGTCCAAATTGAAGTTCGAGTCCGCGTTCGACCGCAACTGGTCGTCAACATCCTTGTGGACGGCGTACACGTGCGCGAAGTACTGGTCGGTGTCCATATTCCAGCCGACACCCTTCGACTCAGTCGAGGGAGCACGGCGTTCGACATCGGTACGACGCCAGTCAGACTTGCTGTACTTCCAGTACAAGTCTGACTGCTTCTTCACGGGGACCTTCGGAAAGATCTTGTCCGCGATGTATGCGTCCGACGACTGCATGTACGCGATGCTGACATTCGTCAGCGGCACGTTTACGTGAAGATCGGATTGCGAGGGACTAGGCATTTGTCTCTACCTTCCTGTTCCTAAAACTGGAGCAGGACGGAGATGAGCTCGCCTGCGATCGATGAAGAGGTGATTGCGACACCACGGGATGTCGCCGGGTCCAGTGACTTGATGGCCTGACCCTGAGCGTCGGTCGTGATTTCGTCGCCTGCTGAAACAACGCCACCGGAGACGACGAGGCTGATGCCCCAGATTCCGATAGTCGCTGCTTGGCCGACGACCTGGGGCTTCGACTGCATGACCCCGATAAGCCGGTCACCAGAGTCAGTGGCAAGACCGACCTGCGCCTTGCCGGTGACCTTCACAAAGCGGTACTGGAAGCCGCTGTTCGGGACAGCCGAGCCCGGCTGGCCGGGAACGCCCGTGTACTTCGCAAGAGACGCGTCAGCCGCGAATGAGGCGCTATAAATGTTCTCTTCAAAAGCCATTGCTGTTACCGTCCCATCTCGGAGATGTATGCGTCGTAGGCCGCAGGATTGGCCTCGAACATGAGCGTGGTTGCCTGCTCGCGGGAGAGGTCGGACTTGCCGACGAACTCGGAAGCGAACGCATCGACCTGGTCGAAGACCGAGCTGTTGGAGCCTCCGCCCACGTAGCCGATCTCGTCGTAGAGGGTGTCCCCGACGGCGTTGAAGATCTCGTCAAGCACGTCGAGCTGCTCGTCGGTGAGGGCCTCGGCAAGTGACTTGAGGATCGGTCCGAGAACGTCGGGCGCGACCGGGAGGTTGTACTCCGCAGCCTTCGAGATGAACGCCTCAGTCATGCGCGCGTCATGCTCGTACTCAGCCCACTGCATCGCCTCTTTGGCAATCTCCTGTGCCTTCGACACCTCGTCCATGGCCTTGGCGATGACGTAGTCACGGTCGCGGTCGGTGACGGCTTTGGAGAAGTCCTCAAGGATTTCCTCTGACAGCGACTTGCTGTACGACCCTGCGGCCATGCCAGCGCCAACTCCTGCACCCGCAGCAGCGCCGTACTTTGCGCCCGTCGGAATCCGGTTGAACATGTCTTTGGCCTGACGCCCCTTGCGGCGTCCCATTACGCGTGCGGTGCGCATGAGGTCGGCCTTGCCTACCTCGTCTTCCTCGCCGTCCTCAACGAACACGTACTCGTTTCCATCGGCGTCAAAGACGGTGTCACCGTGCTCAAGTTCGTTGGCGTCCACTTCCTCGCCGGTATCGTTGAACACTGAGATATCAGCACTCACGGAATCCTCCAGATGATTGGAAGCCCCCTCGTGGAGGCTCTTGGAGAACGCGACCAGTGAGTGCTGATTTGCTGCTCGGTCGACGAGGGATACCTCATCAATGTCGAGGTCAATCAGTTTGCTCACGGTTCGTCCCATGAGACCATCATGGGGTATCACAATGCTTCAGACCCTTACCATTGATGCATTTTTCGTTACCAATTTGTGATCTTGAAGGCGTTCTGATGCATAGCGATGCATAGCAACGCAAAAGGGCCGCCCGAAGGCGACCCCTTAACGAGTGAAACGACTAGGACTCAGTCCCAAGGATCGTTCTCACGGCTGTTCGAATGCTTGTATGCGGCGATGCCGCCACCAGTAGATGCGAGCCCCGCAGCGAGGAGCGCCAGTTTTCCGCGAGCCTTCTTGCCCTTCGGCATCGACAGGCCGCGCACCACCCGGCCCCCTTCAACCTCACGTGACGACGGCTTCACCCCGCTGGCACCCATGGCGATCAGGCCGGCACCGGCTCCGAGCCCAGCGCCCGCGTACATGCCAAGACGGCGCTGACGGTCCATCTCCGGGTCGTAGTAGCGCTTCTCGACGGCCTTCTCCGACTTCTCAATGTTCACGCCACGGCCCGTCACCCGCGCCTGCGAGGACTTGCTCACGATCGACTGCTCCACGCTCTTCTTCACTGAATCGCCCTTCTTCGCCTCACGCGACAACACCCTGTTCGCCACGAGATCACCGACAAGATTCGCCGACTGCAAGCCGATCGCACCGGCAGCCCCAGCCCGCACAAGCGCCCTCCCACGGCCATTTAACGTGCGATTACGCCACACGAACTTCCCAGTAACCGGACCAGCATTCTGAGCAGTCGGATTCCGCAGCGCCGGGTTCCTCGCCGCGCCTGCGAGGGCAGCCCCACCAGCGGCGATCCCCAGCACATTGCTCGCCAAGCCCACGCGGGCCTGCGTGCGCTGGCTGCGCTGCTCATCAGTCATCTGACGCTTCGACACGATCATGAGTACCTCTGTCCATATCCGATTGGGTTAAACGTGGCCGCAGCGCCCTGCGCGACCCCGAGACCAGCGCGCGCAACCCGACCTTGAGTCCACGGCAACGTCGGAATCGCCAGCACACGCCTGGTGTTCAACGCCGTCATCCGGCTGCCTGCCGCCATGTCCAGCGGGTTCGCAACCACACGAGGAAGCGAGAACGGCACCCGTGCCCATTCAGGGATCGGGAGCGCCTCAACCTGGCCCACAGACAGCGACTTCGCATTCGGCATCACCGGCATCACACATCACTCCCCACAGGGCTCCGCTTGCCTTTTCCGTGAATTGAAAAACCAGTCACGTCCCTGTTCTTCACCTTGTCCCACGTGTCATCGTCATTGACCTTGTAGCCGACCCACCAGCCAACAGGGAAGTCATCCGGAAGACCCATCTTCGAAATCTTCTCCGGTGTGAACACAATGCTCTCGATCATGTCCGATGCATGGAACGGGTTATCGCCATCACGCTTGTGCTGATGGCCGCCCTTGCGAGACTTCACCACGTACTGGTACGCGGCCTTCTCAATCTCGTCAGGGGTGATCCAGTCGCCTTGGCGGTCCACGACCGGCTGGCCGTCAATCTCCACGACAGATGCCCACCCAAACACTTGCCGCTTTTCGTCATCGGTCTTCGAGAACTCACCTGACCACGTCACGGCGAACGTGTCGTCGTCATCGTCGGCCTTACCGACGCCGCCGCTCATGGCCGGATCTTCCCGGGTGATGGAGTAGCCGTACTGCCGTGATGAGTCGCCGCCCTTCGACCGGATCGCGTCAGATGCCGTAGCACCAGTCGCACCACTCACGAGCATCAGCGCGCCCGTCTTCGCCTTCCTAGACCCCGTCACCTTGCGCAACACGCCACGCGCAGCGCCAAGGCCCCGCCGGACCGCCATGTCAGCGGAATCCGGCGACATCTTCACAACCGGGTCGGTCGAGTACATAAACTCCCACACGTCGACAGGGTCAACGGCGTCACCAAGCAGCGACTTACACAGCTCAACGAACCCCGGGTCAACATCAAGCAGCACGTCTACAGCAGTACGCGAATCCATGAATCCTCCTAATGCCTCACATTGTCCATGAAATCCATCCGAATTACCTGCACCAAGTCATCATTCGTTGTTTCGATGCGTTCTGCACCATATCCATTCGCGGCAAGCATCTGAGACATCGGCACTGGATCGCTTGCGACAAACGTCGGGATCTCACCCAACGCAGCTCGCTTCCATTGCGCGTCCGTCGCGACGATGATCTGCTGCGCCTCAAAAGAAGGAGCGCTCCAAAACATCATCGGCACCCACTTGCCTTTCAGAGTGTCGTGCGGGACCGCCTTCGAGAACACGTGAACGCCAGCCTGCTCAGACTCTTGAATGAACTCGGACAGCCGCCTCGGCAGTTTCTCGTCAGAGTCCCACGCATCGTAAATGCTGGAGATGTACTGCACTGCGAACTCGTCTGCCTCGTTCGCGGTGTCAAACACCGGCACCGGTGACTCGTACTCCGGCATCGCAACCAGTTCTCGGCCTGGTGAACGGTCCTTATCAAGGATCGCAATTGACTCCTTGCCTTGCATTGACCGGGAGATCAAACTGCTGATGATCTTTTTGAAAGGTTTCTCGTCATCAACGGTGCCGCCGTCCTCTCCGACGCGCAGAAGGAATGCCGCATCCGCATCGGCAGGGAACGCTGCACTCAAGCCGGTCAGGTCATTCGCCGGGTCTCCCTTATACCCGGTGTCGCGCAGCGCCTTGCGGCGCTCGTGCATCCGCTCCCTGCGACGATCCCTGATCCGCTGACGTATGCGCTCCCGGCTCCCTTGAGCGCGCGACGGCGCAGGTGTGACACGGTCCCCAGAAATGGCTGTATCCGTTCTCGCATCCGCGACGTCAGCGAGACCGGATGACCCGGCGAACTGCACACCCACCCGGTCAGATGCTTTGCGTGCTTGCCTCACTTGACGTGCCAAGCGCTTCCGCCGCTTAGCCAGACGCTCATTACGGGCCTTCCGGTACGCAGCCCACGCCTCATCCCTGTTCCATTCCACCCCGTTCAGTCCCGATCCCTTGGCGCGGAACGTCCCATCCGTGTCACGGGGGTGCAAGCTCTCATTCCAGTCATCTTCCTTCCCGAAGAGGTGGAGAGTGTCATACGGCAGCGGCGGGGTTTCGTCGTCGTCATCTTCGTCATCCCCGTAGCCGTCGTTATCAGAGCCTTGGAACGCGAACTCGTCCTGGTTATCTAACTTCACCGACATCGACCGGAACTTCTTACTCGGCGACGCTGCGGTAGCCCGCCACGTGAAATCCGTCGCATTAACCTCAAGCCATTCCGGGCTATGCAGGTCGGCGTTATCCCTAAGAACCTTGAATGTCGCACCGGTAGCGATCTCCGACTCGTCATCCTTGTGCGAGGACGAATTGGGTGCCCACGCCATCTCTTTGCCAACGAACCGAATGATGACCTGTGATCCGACCGGGTTGTGAACGTGCTCGCCTGCGGCGCGCATCGCCTTGTCCCGCTCTTGGAGCTCGGCGATCTCCACTTTCAGTTCCTTGGCAGTCAGCGCAGACATCTCACCCGGCCAGCGCGTCTCAGCGACTCGGCCGACGTTGAACGCGCCATCTTTAGCGATCTCCTCCGCAAGATGGCCGGGAATGAGCATGTACAGGTCTCTACGCTGCACCATGCGGTGACCAAAGTACTTTCCGTTCCCGTCGCGTGGCTCGTTCGGGAACGGATTACCAAGCCCTCCGGAGAAAGAATCCGGCGTCTCCGGCGGCTCCGAAGTGAGCAAGGCATTGATGCGTTCCCTGCGGGCGGCTCTCCTGCGGTCCTGTATCCGTGTCCGTCTACGGTCGGCGATGCGCTCCCGCGCAGACGGCTGCTGCTCACGGACAGACACCTGACGGCTCCTAGCCCCCACCGGCGTTTCATCGCCACCAGACCCCGCGAACGCCACGTCACCCGTCGAAGACCCGGCGAAAACCACGCCATTCGAAGAAGACGTCCTGCTGCCGCGTGACATCCGTCGCCTACGGCTCTCCAGACGGGCCTTCCTCGACTTGCCAGCACGCCGAAGACTGCCGATGCCGTCATCTCCCCCACTGGTGGAAGCGCGGGTCTTTGCTGTGAACTGGCCGTCATCGTCCCGAGGGTGATCGCGCTCATCCCACGAATCTGTGCGAATCCGGATGGACTTCGACACCACGCCATCGGCTTCACGCTTGCCCACATGCGCCGCATACCCGACCAGTGCACGGTCCGCCCAATCCTGCTGCGCCGCGACAGGAAGCCGCTGGGCTCGAAGACGCTCCCCGGCGACACCCATCTGGTCAGATGGAACCCCATGAATGTCTGCTGCACGCGACAGCGCACTCGGCCAATCCATCCCCGTCGCCGTCAACGACCTCACAAACCTAGTCGTCGAATCCACCGCCCGCTCATGCATGTCATGGGCAAGCAGCACCCCATACCTATCCGACGCATCGCCCATCACCGGTCGGGTTGCCTCAGCCAGAGCTTTCGCCACCGGAACCAGGTCGATACTGGCAAGCGCATCGCACACGGCACGCTCATCCACCAGCGTCGCCTGCACCAGTGGCCTTAAGACGCCAGTTCCGAGGCCGTGATAGCCAAGCAGCGCCGTCCCCACCCCCTGCACTACGTCCGAATCGTCGACACGATCAAGGATCCCAAGTGACTCACCTGCGTCGTCCCACCAGCGCTTCATGCGGTCTTGCGCTTCCGGCTCGTCGGCACCAACGCACCCCGCAGCGGATTAGTCGCTGACCCCATCTCGCGGTACCGCTTTGACCCGGCCTTGATGTCCGCAGCCGTGATCGTCGCGAGTTGCGCCTTGCGGTCTGCTGCCGGCTTCTCACTGGACAGGCGCTGCTTTTGCGCGGCAAGGATCTCGGCTGCGAGGTTCTGCACGTCACCGGCATTACCGCCGCCTGTGTCCAACACCGAATCCTCAAGGGCATCCATGAGTTCAGGGGATGCGAGCTTGTACTTGCCCTCATCGAGCACGCCAAGCAGGATGTCGAACCGTTCGTCCTGGTCGAAGTCCTTGAAGTTGATGACCCGCTGGAACCGGCGAGGCATGCCCTCATTGTTCGACAGCATCTCCTTCAGGTCCTTCTCGTATCCAGCGAGAATCACGACAGTGTCAGGGTTCTTGGTCATCTCCGATGCCATGACTGCCAGCGCCTGCAAGCCGTACATGTCGCGGTTGCCGCCGTCTTGAGTAACGAGGCCGTACGCCTCGTCAATGAACAGGACACCGCCCTTCGCTTTCTTGAACGCCTGCTGGACCTTTTCCTGCGTCACTCCGAGGAACGATCCGTACAGGTCGGCTGGGTTCACCGAGACGATCTTCGACGATGGCGTGATACCGAGTGCGTTGTACAAGGGGGCGATGAGGTTCGCGATCGTCGTCTTGCCCGTCCCGGAAGGCCCGGAGAAGATGAGATTCGCCGGTCCCGAATCAGACACAGGAAGACCAGCCTCTTCACGTTCCCGGTTAAGTTGCACGTCGTTGATGAGATCGTCGATCTGGGCGACGACCGAGTCCATGCCAGTCAGTTTGTTCAGTCGCGCCTTTACCTTGTCTACCTCAGGCCAGTCGATACCATCCTCGGAACGAAGGGCAGGCCCTTCATCACCCTGTCCGCCACTGCGATCGACAGTGGGTCCGTCGGGGCCAGAACCCTCACCCCGGCTGCCGCCTTCGACAGCGGCCTGTTGGCCGCTCCATCTTTTGGGAGATCATCCCCCAATGATTGCAACACTTTTGCTGTGACGGCCAGTGACCATGCGCGCTGAATGTCCATCGCATCCTTTTGCGGGTCGGCTGCGAGAATCGACTGGATCGTGAACTCCCGGCCCGGGTACGCTGCCGCAAACTCGTCCTTCGTCATGTAGACAGACGGGTCTGTTCCCCTCACCCCAGATGCCTTCGCAGCAGACACCTTCGCCATCGCGCCGACCTGCTTCTTGACGAGCCCGCCAAGCATGGACATTGGTTCCTTGCCCATGGCCGCAGCCACACTAGCGACAGCCGGGTTCTTCGCAGCGTAAGCCTCAAGCTGTTCGACGCTTCCAATGGAAGAGATCTCCGGAATCCTCATCGGAGATAGCCCAGTGTGGAATGCGGCCTTCGCCGGGTCCGTCGGGAACGCAGCGAACGGCTCTGCCATTGCGGACAGTTCCGCGAGTTCGCCTGCACGCGCAGACAACGCATCAACGGCGTCATCGACGCTCATCTGCTCCCCACCGATGTCCACCATCCCGCCTTCGGACGCCTCGGTGATTTTCATGAGCTGAGTAAATGCCGCCTTGATGACCTTCGGCGTCGTCAGCGCACTGATCGCATCCTCCCGGGTCCCCGGATCGGTGAGCGCTTGAACAGTTCGATCGCCCTCAATATTCGCGATGAGCCACATGGCCCGGCGCTGCGGCGTCGTCATCGACTCAAAGTCATTCGTCTGGTACGAGTCGGCGGTTTCGGGGTCGATGTCGGAGACGATGAGCGACAGGTCACCGCCAAGTGCAGCGGCCTTCTTCTTAAACGTCGCATCGAACTGCTTCTGCCGGGCGATGAAGCGCTGCTCGGCTCCGCGTGCCGTCGCCGGGTCCGGTGCTCCAGGGCGTGAATCCGTCTCCCCGCCAGTCTTCGGGGTCGTTTCCTGCCCAGTTGCTCCAGCAGACTGGCCTTCAGAGGCCGAAGAAGCCACGCTGGCGGGAGTTGAACCACTTCTGGCACTTTGAGACTTAGGCGACTGGTTGATGGATCCACTGGCGTAGAAACCGCTCCGCACCTTGTCGGCCCGCAAGCCCCCAGGAGACACGTATCCACGGTCCTGTTGCAGCCTGCGAGTCTTTGGCATGTCCCGGCCGGCCTCCTTGCCAAGCGCAGACAAGTCACGGCGATCCGTTCGTCGGATGAACTGCGGGAACTGCGCCTCCAGCGTCTTCAACGCCGTCGCATAGCCCTCACCGTTCAAGCGAAGCCGATTCACCTTCGACGACCGGGCCATCGCCTCGGCATCCTCCAACGACTCGTTGAACGCACGACGCTGACGGCTCGGCAGTGCAGCGCCCTCCGCCAGCGCATTCTCAGGATCGACTTCCTTACCCGTGGCGATCTTGAACGCCTGCGCCGCGAGAGACTTCAACTCCGTGTCACTGACATCATCCATCTCGTCCCGCGCCGCCTGCGTCAACTCCTCGCGGATCGCATCCTCATCTCCACCGTATTTCGCTTGATCCCTCGCCATCCGGTTGATCTCCCGGATCTTCTGCGGAGGCAGGTCTTGCAAGTACAAGCCCGACTTGTCGACAGCATCAAGAATCTTCAAGTACCGGTCATACATCGACCTCGCCTTGTCCGAGTTCGCACGCGCACCACGGAAATCCGGTTGGAACTCCAGCGTGAACACCCCGGACTCGCTCACCACCTGCACGTTCCTCGCGCCCGTCATCACCGCCGCGTACACGTCCTCGCCAGTCAGCCCACCCGTCACCCGCGTCCGCACATACTGCCCACCCCGCAACGACCCAAGGTTCTTCAAATCGAACGGCAGATAGTGGTCGTCAGTGAACCCGACAGCCTCCGTCACTGGCCTTCCCTGCGAGTCAAAGATCGCCCCGCGACTCGGCAACACCTGCCCTGACTTCTCCGACAAGCGCGCGAGGATCGGATCCTTCGGCAACGTCGTCGCCAAGTACAAGCTCGCGTTATCGGCAATCACCTGCTGGGCAAGCGAATCACCAGTCAGGCCGCGTTCCCGCTGCGTGGCTTCAATATTCGGGTCAGCAGTCGCAGGGTTCAACGCCGTGGATGGCTTCACCTCCGTACCGCGATAACGGTACGCGGCGCGGCGCACGTACGGGCTCAGAACTTCCTCAGCCTGCGGCCCCACAGCGCCCACAAACCGCGCCATCTGCGTCACCTTGTTCGAGCCGAAGCCCTCCTCCAGCACCTTCGCGCCAGACCCAAGCAGACCGAACAGGCGTGACAAGCCTGGCTTCGGCGCAGCGTCACTAGACCCCGGCATCCGCAGCGCATCACGCAAGTTCTCAAGCCGGGCCGGGTCTGCGTTCGCCAACGACGCCAACGCCTGACCGCCGACAGACCCCAACGAGTTGTACGAAACCAACCGCGCCACGTCCGCGTCCGACGCGTTCCTATTCGGCTCAATCCGAACCGACATGATCGACTCGTTCGTCAACGGCTTCAAATCCCGCAAGTCAGGAAGCGAATGCTCCGGAGAATCACCGTCCCTCCGGTTGAACCGAGACAGCGGGAATCCGACCTCGCGGATATCGCCCGACTCCGAATCCTGCACCGTCAGCAAGACATCAACAGACTTCTCCGAGCCCTTGAAATCACGGGAAAACCCCGAGACGATCCGGTTCACCTGATCCCACTGGCCCTGATGACGCTCCGCGCCCTTCAACTCATCAGGATCAAGTCCATCGCGCGGCACGAGGTTCCCGTCGAAATACCCCTTCAACGTCGGGCTGATCCGATCCGGCTGGCCCGCCACATCACGCAACTTCGTCGTCTTGTTCTGGTTCACACCACGAGCGAACTGGCCACGCGAATCACGGTTCACGTCACGGCGCACCCGGTTGCCATCAATGTTGAAATACTCGAAAGCCTTCGACACGGAAGCAGCAGACACGAAACGCTCAATGCCAGACAGCCAATCCGACATCCCCAACACGTCATCGCCCGGGTACTCCCCCGACACCATGTCCGACACATACCTGCGGCCCAGAGCTCGCTTCGCGACCTGCACACGGTCCAGCGACCACAGCGAGTACACCTCACGCAAGTCATCCTCATGCGCTTTCGCGACGTCAGCCAGATAGTCGTACACGACCGTATCGATGAGGAAACAGCCAGCCGCCTCATCGTTCCTGGTGATCGTCTCCAGCACGCTCATCACTGCCATGTCGTCTCCCTACCTGACCGTTCCACGAACGGTGAACTTCCTGCCGCGGGCGCTTGTGCCCACGTAGCTGCTGCGAATCGACGGGCGTGCGATCCGGCTGCCCAATCTCGGCAACCTTGGGATAAGGGCCTTTTCCACGGGTTGCCCACTCGACAGTGCCAGCGACGCGGCAGCAATCGGGACTCCAATCTTTGAGCCCCACGACACCTGACGGGAGTTCTTCCACGCCAGTGCGCGAGCAGCGCGACCACCAGGGATAGACGTCGGATACCGGCGGCCCACCCGGACCTGCGTGTCATGGTTCGTCATGTCGATGCGGTCCCCCGGATGCTTCACCCCGAACTGCTTGAACCCCTCGCGCTCCTGGAACGCCTTCCAGTCCCGGTTGTACGCGGCCTTCGCCTCAGGGTTACGCAGCTTGCGCTCCCGATACCGTTCAATGCTGCGCTTCGTCGCCCAGCCACCAGCACCCATCACCGCTTCCCGAGCCCCCAGACCAGCCCCAGCGGCGATCACCGCATCACCAGCCTTGCCCCCGGCCCGTTCCTTGTCATTGCCGCGCGCAGCGAGCATCGCCGCGCCTCCACCAGCAAGTGCGAGCCCAGCGCCCCATTTACCCAACTGGCTTGGTGCGACCAGACTGCGCCGCTTCAACGCGTTCGCAGACCGGGACGCATTCTCCGCAAGAGCCTCCCCATGACGGCGCTCAATACGTGTCGCCCGATACTTCGCCGACTGCTCCGCACGAGACGTCGCCGGACGCTGCGCCCGAACCCCACGCTCCACCAGCGGCTTCAATCCCGGGAACTTTGCGCCCTTCTCCTTACGGGTACGCGCCATCCGTTCGGCCTGCTCCCGCAACAACCCGCGCTGCTCGACCGACATCTGCGACACCGGGATCGCACCATTCGGACGCCCCTTGCTGTCATAAGTGAACGACTTCTCCACCTTCTTCCGGTTCGCCATCCGATGCGCCACCACGCCGCCTGTCGCCACACCGGCAGCCGCAGCAAGCCCGGCCACACCAGCCGGGCGGCGCAACGCCAGCGCGCCACGCTCAGCGCGCGACCGCAACCGGTTCCCTACCCGCGCCGCACGTGGGATCGGGCGGGCCGCATTCGCCCGTATCTCCCCAAGGTCACGCTGGCCGGTGAACTCACGGGCACGGCTCACATCCCTCAAATACTTCGCCCGCTGAGCAAGCGGCACCCACGTCCGATGCGAGCGGCCCGAATGCTCCACCCGAACATCCACGTCCTTCTCGCCCAAGTCCATCAACGCCTTAATCCGGTGATGGCCATCGATGACCCGCATGCTCCCGTCAGGGGCACGCCGTAGACGCACGGGACGTCCCGGGTCCTGCGCAGGCTTGCCAGCCTCACGACGGTCAGCCATTGATGCCGCAAGACGGTCCTGGTTAATGCTTGCAGCCCAGCGAGTTCCCTCGCCCGTCGCGACGCCGCGCACATCCCTCACTGAGGCTCGACCAGAGTCAGCGCCATCCAGCCTGCCCGCGATCCCCCTTGATGCTTCCCTATTTACAGGAAGACGCATCGGCAGCGGAATACCAGCGATCGCCGCAGCGCCCAAACCGGCACCAGCAGCGAACGCACCGCGCTTGTCATCCCCCTTGCGCTCATCCGCCTTCACCACCACTCGGTCGCGGCCATACTCACCGGCAGCGGCACGCTCCATCGCCTTCGCCTTTATCTTCCCCATCCGCGCATCCCAGCGGCCCGCCTCACGGGCACTTCTCACTGTGCTCACAGCAGATAGGCCAGCGAGCGCGCCATGGCCGCCAGCCCAGCCGAAACGACGGCCACGAGCCGCTGAATACGCCATCGCCCCAGACAAGCCCGACACCGTAGCGCCAATCCCTGCGTTGACCCGGCGCTGGTCGCGGCCGTCCTTCAAGTACTTGTAGCCCGACTCCGCCTTCGTACTGATCCGGTCGCCGTAGTCCCGAAGGAACCGGTCAGACTTGAACAACGTCAACTGCTCACCTTGCGCCACTGACGGCTTATCAACCTCAACCGGTCTCGGCTTGCGCACAGGCGTCACCCGCGACTCCGGCATGAACCGGCGTGTGTCCCGAGAATCGACCACCGTCACGTACCCCGGCTTCGAACGCTCCACCACGCGCACCCGGCCGATGCCCTTCACCATGCCGTCATACAGGGACTTCTTGACGCGTGACCGCTTCAGCTTGGGATGAGTTAGCCGAGCGCGCGAGCGAACACGAGCAACACTGCCGCTTGCGATCCCTGACTGCACCAGCCCAAGCGGAACCGAACTGTCCTGAAGCGACCTAGCCGCCACGCGTCCGTAATTGTTTGCCGCCCTGCGAGCCGCCATGTACTCACCGGCAGGACCGCGACTATTCAGTTCGGTCAAAGTCTTGCCACGAAAAGCAGCAGGCAAAGACTTCTTCACCTGCTTCGCCTCAAGCTTCTGCTGCGCCGCATAGTTGAACGACCCGATCGACCCCGTGCCAATCGACGCCACACCAAGAGTGTTCGACGCCGCCGTCGCCTTCGGCTCCGACATAGCCGCACGCAGCACCGGGCGTAACTTCCACGCCCGCTCAGAGCGCTTCAACGCAAACTTCGCTGCTTGCGGGGCACGCAACGCCAACGCCGCCACACCAAGCCCGCCGGCCGCATGACTGATCCGAGTGCCGCGCTCCTTACGACGCACCAGCGAGTCCTGCTCACCCTGCGTCAGCGACTTGCGAAGCGTCTTCAACTTGTTCCGCTGATCGCGCAACGTCACGTGATCCACCGCCGGGCGCACCACATGACGATTGAAATCCAAGTCCTCGACCTCGTCCTTCGGGTTCGCGATATTCCACAACCCATACGCCATAACCGGCAAGCCAGTCGCTGACAGTGAACGGGTCGCGAGGCGTCCCGCAATATGAGGGCCATGCGTCTTCGGCTTGAACGTGCGATTCACTGCCGAAATAAACGGGCCCTTCGCGCCCTTTGCCTTCAACCGGCGATCCAGCCCATACTCGGCTGCCGCAGCGCCACCCGTGATCACGCCACCCACAGCGATGTGCTTCAACGCCCGTCTGCGATCCTCGGCCTCCCGAGGATTTGCGTACGAATCAATCGACACCGTCATGACTGCACCGCCAAACCCAGCGCGCACCCGGAGAAATACTCAGCAGCACCACCCGGGATGTAGTCGCCCGCTGCCACCGCGCACCCAACAGATGTCTGAAACAAGGCAAACATCGCATCAAACGGTGTATGCCCCAGCGCCATCGCCTCTGCGACAAACACCTTCGTCGCCTCAACCGCATCGGTCGTTTTGCCCTCGGCGACAAGCACACAAATGCCGACCGCGTACCTACGTGCCAACTCCTGAAGCATCACGGCGCACCCTTCTGTTGCTGTGGCTTCCCCTGCGAATCCATGCCCTCCATGCCCGGAAGAGGCAACTGCCCCGACTCGGCCATCTCAGACGCCTGCTCCGACTGCACGTACGCCGTGTTCGCGTCTGCGAACGCCGTTGCATCGCTGCGCATCTGCATTTGGCGGCGGATCTCCACTTGGTCCTTGTCCAGTTTCGGCAGCCGGGCCGCCTCGCGCACGAAGTTCTCCAACTCCCCATCCGGGAACCAACTCACCCCAGTGCCCGCCATCGCCTGCATGAACTGGCCCAACTGCGCGATATCCGGCGAATCAACGTCCGTCGGAACGATCTCCGGCAGATGCTCCGGCCTCCAACCATTCACCATGAACAGACGAGGCAGCGCATAGCGGTTCAGTACGTCAGCGATCGACTCTGCGATCGAGTTCAGGCTCGTGCGGAAAATGCCCGTCTTATCCGTGTGCAGGCTGTACGACCCCACTGACTGATGACCCACCAGGATGAAATCTGCAAGGACCGTCATGAGGATCCGCTCCTCATACCGCTTGATGATCTCGTCCGTGTTGAACTGTCTACCCCCGCCGCCGCCCATCAGCTCAAACGAATACAGCGGTTGCTTCGTGTCCTGGTCGTAGGCCATCGGGAACACGATGCCCTCCTGCTCATCCCTGCGGACGCTCTTCACCATCCGCTTGAACGCCTCCACCGCCTTCGCCTGCTCCGTGCCCGGCTTCGCCCGCAGCATCTCCGCAGGAACCTTCACCACCGGTAAGCCAGCGAGATCACGCTCCACGCCGACAGCCTCAAACTCCTCAAGGCGCTTCTTCATGTACCACGGCCGGTAGGCGTTCCGAAGCATCGAAATGCCCTCAGGGTTCCCCTTGTTCGACTTGTACCGAAACAGCAGGCTCCGCTCCACCGGAAGAACCGTCGTCTTGTAGAACGGCGGGGCCAACTGCACCATTGCTTTCGTGTCGCCAGAGTCGTCAAACACCCAGCGCAGCAGCGTCTCCTGCGACCGGATCGGCATCTTGCGCCACCCGATCAAGTTGTCGCTGAACTTGCTCCGCGTCTTCGGATTGCGGTTCCACTGGCCGCCACGTCGCTTGTACACCACCTCATGCCACGACCAGCCGAACGGAAGCATCGTGAGAACCTCACCGATGAAGTTGCTCCACGGCTCCGACATGTCGCTCATGCACTGCTCGACGAACTCAGCGGCGCGGGCATCCTCGGCGGTCTTCCCGCCCGGCTTCACCGTCCACTCCACGTTGCGCAGCAGCCGGTCGATAGAGAACAGCAACGCGCCCACCAGTGGGTCGTTCTCGCTCATCTCCTTGAAGACCTGCACCGACTTGCGGCCCCGCAGCTGCGGCAGGAACTCCTCATCGATGTACCCGGCGGCACGCTTCAAACCAGTCGTGCCCAATTCCATGAACGGGCTCAGGCGCTCGTTTTGAACCATCGCCGCTTCATCAACCGGGTTCACGTCCACGGTCTTCAACGCGCCGATGTTCTGCCCGACATTCGCGTAGTTCGGGTCAACGGCCATTTGCGCGCTCCCGACGCAGTACGTCCAAAACTTCCCTGTCAGACGCATCCGGGTTCACCAAGCCGCGGTCCACCAAGTACTGCCGCTGCTTGGCTGGCACCTTCCTGCCCGGGATTTCGTTACGCTCGCCCGCGGCATTACGCAGCAGACCGCCCTGCACGTTTGCGCCGCGCTCCCGGTATTCATTGATGTCTGTGACAGTGGACTTCTTGGGCCGCAAGCCACGGGCCCGAGCGCGGTCCGAACCGATAATGCCAGCACCCATCAGGCCAGCGCCCGCAGCGAGAGCCGCAAGACCGCCGATACGGTACGGCTTCGACCGGGACACCATCTTCTTCCCAGACCAGTACTGGTCGCGCCCAGCCTCCACCTCGACCTTGAAATTCTTCAACTGCCTGCCAGCCTTTGATCGGCCATCAACCTTGCCAGTCGCTGACCCACGTTGCGCCTCGTCCATGATCTTCTTCGCCCCGGCAAGCCCAGCGGCATGCCGCTCAGCGCCAATATCCTGCGCCGCAATCCCCATGCGCCGCTGCCCACGGCCATACGCGTACGCGCCGCCCCCAGCAAGCGCCGTACCCATCCCCGCATACGCCGCGCCGCGCTCACGCCTACCCGAATCATTCGGGCTGCCAAACCTAGGCTGCTGAATACTCATCACGCCTCCCGCGCATCCTCGACCCCAGAGCTGCCAAACCGGCACCCGCAGCAAGCACCCCGCCTCCGGACAGCCCCTGACGCAACTGGTGCGCTCGCATATTCCGGATGATGTGCTTGTTCGCTCGAAGGTTGTTCACGTCCCTCACCGCATCCGCACGAGCCGCTATCGCCGCACGCTCATACATGCCCTTCTTCGGGCTGAGCCTGCTGGTGGATTTAGCGCGAGCCTTCGCCGCTACCGCCTTCGGCTTAGAAGTGGCCAACCTATTTTGGTGATACGCCACCGCGTCCCTTGAACGCCTCGGCAGTTGAAATGCGTTGTTCACACCCAAAGCGCCAAGACCGCCGACAAGCGTCCCGCCAGCGATGACACCCTCAGGGACACGGGACTTCGGCGGATAGCCGAACTCGTCCTTTCTGACCTCGGCGGCGAGGCGGGAAAGCGCGGTCATGTGTACCTCCATGAGTCTGATACACCCAGCCTAACGCCTCACGCTGTCTAGCGTTGCGTCACAACGCATAACAATTTCATAACCCAAGACATCGTGGTTCCCCGTGAAACATCACTGAACCATGCTGAACAGATCAATCAACAAGCGTGCGCTAAACAACCCCAGCACGAAAAACACCAACACCAGCATCACCGCTCCGGCCGCAGCACCCAATGCTCGAACCCACACACGCCATCTCATGACTTTGACAAGAACCCGAACGGCGTCCAAAAACTCCAGCCAAGCAGGCGCATATTCCAATGAGGCTCAAACACGTCAATCGGAGCGATATCAACCTTGCCCCGGCGGTAAATGTCATTCGACACGCACATGCCACCGCCAAGAGAAAACACCACATGACCTGGGCGTTCCGCGCCCACATGATTCCGTTTGAAATACACCGCAGCGCCCAGCGGAACATCAGCCGACACATTGCGGTGCGCCGCTGGGACCTGCAACCATGCGTCATACGCCGTCAACGCCCACGACGGCACACCGTGGCAATGCCGTACGAATGACTGGCACATGCCAGCCCAAGACTGCGACGGGGCATCCACTTGACCAAGTGCATACGCGCGTGCCTGATCCACGCTGTGCAACCGAGCCGTCGCAGCGACCGGCTCATGCTCCTGCACGTCACTTGACACAAAAGCGAGAGGGACCTCACTCATTCGCCTGCTCCTTGTCACTCACTTGCATCGTCTTATCCAGCGCGTCCTCGACCGCTTTCGAGTACTTCCCTGGGATCGCAGACCCCGGCCGTGTCGCCCGAGTCACTCCCCACACCGCCAGCGTGATCGCCAGCGCCCCTAGGCTCGTCTGGACGAGGAGATGCCCCTCCTCGTCCCACGTCACCGTCTTGTCATACGTCCACCACAGCGTCGACCAGGCGATCATGTTGATCGCCAGCCACATCGCGAAGAAGTCGATGAACGTGCGCATCGTCACTCCGGGTCAACGAAGAACGTCGAAATCGTCGTGCCGAAATCGTTCTGCGCTACGTAGCGGGCCTCACGGGGCGTGCCCTTCTTCACCGGACTCGGGTAATTCACGATCAGCACGCTGTTGTAATAGCTGCCGTTCTCAGCGCTTGACGACGCCCAGGTATCGAGGCCGCCGTCCATCTTCACCTGAGCGACATTCTTGAAGAACCCACCATCGGGATGCTGCACCGTGATCGCGCCATTCACCGGCTTCGAATACGACTGGAACAGGGTCGGCGTCGACTTGTACATGTACGGCTGATCAGGGAGTGCCATCGTCGGCTTCCCCATTGCGTAGAACTTGCTCGACACCTTCTGCGACACCCGGCCCTGCTTATCCGTGACCGTTATCCGTGACACGAAGTTCGTCCACGCAGGGAACTGGTACTGCGCAGACACGAACTGGGACACCCCAGGCGCGATCGCGGAAGACCACACCGGGGTCGTATCCGGGAGAAAGATCTCCAAGGTCTGCGACACCACGCCGAGCTGGTCGATCGTCCAGTCAATCTGCAACACGTCAGGCAGCAGCTTTCCGTCAGGCCCGACACCAGTGCCGCCGCCGAAATGCGAGAACGGCCGAGGAGCCGGCGGGTTCACGTCGGCCTTCGTCAGGCCATTGATCAGCCACGAATCGTCATCGACCTTGATCGCGCGAATCGACTGACCAGACGCACCCGCCACGTTCCCCAGCGGGGAAATAAGCCGAGCGTTCTCCGTCGGATAGAACCGGGCAACCGTCTTGTCGTCAGAGACATCCTCGTCAGTGATCTCGACCCACGTGCCGATCGGCATCGCCACCTCGACAGAAGACGGCAGCCACACCGTGAGCGGCTTCTCGTGCGCCACAAACAGCGTCGCAAGATCACCAGACTGCACCGTGTAGTCACCGGTCTTCACTTGGACAGTGATGAGGCTCGAACCGCCACCGGGACCGGGAGGGCCAACCGGGCCGGGATCGCCCTTTACGCCCTGAATGCCCTGATCGCCCTGCGGTCCAATCGGCCCCTGAGGACCCAACGGACCAGTAGGGCCAGCAGGCCCCTCGACAACACCAGAATCCTGCCATTGGGCTTCCGTCGTGTCCCACGTGAACAAATGCCCGGGCGAACCGACGAGGTAGCAGTCGCCAGCCACGCCCACCGGCCGTGCTGCCTTCAACTGCGCCAGCGTGTCGTAGTAGCCCTTGATCTCGAAGCTCTTCCCGTCCTTCCCGGCAGCGCCAGCAGGACCAACCGAGCCCTGAGGCCCAGCAGGGCCCTGCTGTCCGTCACGCCCAGGAGTGCCAGGCGTACCCGGCGTGCCATCCTTGCCAGCGGGACCGCCAGGGCCGACCGGGCCAGCGGGTCCCTCAGGGCCTGGCTTGCCGGTGCCGACCTGCGACGGCATAAACACCAGCCACTTGTTCGAATCGCAGTAGTAGGCAATCGTGTAGCCGCCCTGCGGGCACACCAAGCCCTGATCTGCGGTGAACGCTTGACTCGGGTCAAACACCCACGTCACTGAACCACCGATCGCGTACACGACATACGACGTACCGACGCCGCCCCGCCAACCAATCGTCCCGTCCGGAACCGTGATCACGGTGTCAGCGACAGCGTGCATGTACCTGGTGTTGTCGTTCGAGATCATCGTGTACACACTGGGGATGATTTGAACGGTTCGATCAGCCCCGACCATCGTTCCAACGTTGTGCATGGCAGATTCCTCCAGTAGGCCCGTAGGCGACGTAAGCGAGCGGCAGAAGTCTGGTCTCCACGATGATCATACTGATGAACAATGCCTCACAGCGTCATGGATTGATACAAAATTCGGCAAATATCTCCCCGATGCGTTCCCGGGAACAGGTGGGAACAGGTGGGAACAGGTCAGTCTTCGTGTGCCAACAATCGGTTCACGAACCTACGAACCGAACACCACAACCGACGGGCAGTGTCAGCGACGTCCTGCGCCCACTCCACGACAGCAGCCCACAACTCCTCAAAAAACGACAGGTCATCAACTTCCTCGAACATCGGGCCATACCGTTGGATGTCGTCCCACTGCTGGGTGCCGGTAAAAATCCACGGACCCTTCAAATCAGGGCGGTTCCACGCATACCAGATGATCACCGAGACGCCGGCGGTCTTCGCGCCGTCATACAACGCCTTCGTCCACGCCGACACCGTCGCGTCACCCGGGTCATCCCCAAGGAGGTTGAACATCGTTTCCGTAACCCACGGCACCCGAGGCTTCGGTGCGCCCATCTCCACCAGTTTCGCCCGCACCTCGTTCAAATACGGCGTCCACTGATCGCCCTCACCCGTCTTCGGGTAGATGTGGCACGTCATGTAGTCGACGTTCCAGCCCTTCGTCTGCATAGACGTCAGGTATGTCGTTGCCTTCTTCATCCCCCCGGACGTCGGCCGAGGAAGGATCGGCGCGCCAAGAACCAGGCAATCCGGGTCCCACAGTTTCGCGTTCGTGTAGAACCGCTTCGTCATCTGGGCGAGGATGTCCGTGTTCGCCGCCGTATACGGGTCAAGGAACTCGATGAGCTGCGGCTCATTCCACATCTCGTATGCGTGAATACGTCCCTTGTAGCGGGTGACAAGGTTGTAGCAGAACACGTTGAACTCGTTCTGATCCGCTGGCAGGCCATTTGACCCCTTGCCCAGCCATGGGGCGTACGTCGTTGAGTTCGGGTTCGACGAGTTCCACTGCGGTGCGCCACCGATCGTGTAGATGATCCGCATCCCACGTGAAGTCATGCGATCCACGACGGCATCAAGTTTCGACCAGTCGTACACGCCACGCTCCGGGTTGACCGCACCCCAATGGCAGCCAATATCCCAGATACGCGACCAGGTGACGTTACTCGGCCACTGGCCTTCAAGGCTTGTGATGCCCATGCCAATACTCATGTGGGGCTCCTCTGAGGCTAGATGCAGCAGAAGGCTGCTCCCCACCTACACTAACGCCTCACAATGCCTCACGCACCACACTATGAAGCATCAATATCAGGGTTGTTGCTATCACCGAAATGAGCTCGTTTGATAGCAAGGAACTCGCCGACAGCGCCATTCGGCACTGGATCCTTGCTCATCCCCCAATGCCCCAACGGGCATGTGGCGCGAGCCAAGCGAACCTTCACCTTCATGACGCAGCCGCACTCAAGGCACACGCCCTTCTTGAGCCGAGGGCAGCCCTTGCACACGGCAAGACGCTCATCCTGCTCAGCGTCTGGCGCAAGGAACTCCAAAGGGTTCAGCAAGTTCCACGGACGCACCGGCTTCGGTTGCAACGCCGATGACAACTGCAACACCGAGATCACGCCCGTGTCATGGTTGCTCACGGTCCCGTCCTTGAGCAGGAAGTTAGCGACATACCCGATGTCACCAATCGGCCAATCAGACGTGTCGTCCTTGCGAAGGAGCGCTGAGACCTTCATCGACGGCCATTGCCGTTGGATAACGACATCACGCATCAACCTCAGCACCTGAACAGAACCATCAGGGAACGTGAGCGTCAGTGACGACTTCACAACATCCAGCGTGATGCTTCCATCAGGGAGATCCTCGACCCCCGGGAGATCCCACACGATGTCGATCGCATTGCCCTGCTCAACTTCGTACTCCATTACAGCACCCGATACCATTCCCCGGGCGGCGGGCTCGGTGGTGAACCGAACGTCGCACCGGGATTAGAAGAGGCAGTAAAACCGGCTCCACCACCGCCGATCGTGTAATAACCAGGGACGTCGTACCCGGCATGGCACACCCATCCAGAGCACGAACCCTCGCTCTCATGCCATGTCCCGCACGGGCAGTAACCGGAGTTGCCGTCGCAGTAGTCGTACGTCTGGTCAGTGCATTGGTAGTACCCAGCGGTGTACGGAAACGTGTATGGCGTGCATTGCGCCGTCGTGCTCGCAGACAACCCAGTCCCTCGTCTAACAGACACCGTGAACTGCTGCTGCGGTTGACTCACCGTCATTTTGTTGCCGCTCAGGAGAGGCACAGCCCCGCTGTCGCAGGTCACGCTGTACGTGAGCTGCGCGTCATAGTTCGTGATCGTCCATTTACCGACCGTGTCCGGATCGTGGGTCAGCACCGGCCCCACTGGCGGAGTCGAAGGACCGGGAGTCAGCGTCACAACGTTCGATGAGGGTGAAAACGACGACCCATTCACCGCAAACACCCGAAACTCATACGCCACTTCCTGCAACTGAGTGACCTCATACACGGAGAGTGTCTTCGGAATGTCGGCGACAATTGACCATGCGGATTCACCAACTGCCCGCCATTGGGCGGCGTAGTCAGTAGCATCAGGAACGACCGTCCACGACAGTGAGACGGAACCCGCCCCTGCCGTACCGGTCAGGGTCGTCGGAGCAACAGCCGGGTACGTGTGCGTCAACGTGTTTGACGACTCGCCTCGGCCTGCAACGTTCACAGCCCACACTTCAAGGGTCACATTCGTCCCACCAATGACTTTGTCAATCATCATGGTGACCGGATCGCCCTCTTTTGGTGGAGCAACAATGCGGTACACGATCTCCGCAGGATCTGCCAACACCCCGTATCCGATTGTTACCCCCGCCGTGCCATCGTTTACTGCCGCCCACGTCACCTGAGTAAAATCCCCATTAAACGAAATCTTTGGGGCCGAAGGGGTTCCTATTCCCCCGCCGCCTCCACCGCCGGACGACAGGCACCACCAGTTTCCTTTGTGCCACATCACCTCAAGCGTCGAATACTGCCCGCTAGTTTTCTGCGATCCGATGACGTTCAGGCCAGTGACGACTACCTTGCCCTTGCCAGCCTGGACGATCGTCACTCTCGCGCCGTCAGGCAGAGTCGAGCCATCCGCTGGCATCGCTGCTGTCATGTCAACAGCTGAAGTACACATGAATCGCGTCTGAGCGAGGACGTCTGCAATGACAACGGTGAACGACGCCGTCTTATCGACCAGCGTGTACGCGTCCGAGGGATTCAACGGCTGCCCGTTCACATACAGCGACCCCGCGATGTTGTACACGCCGATCATCGTGTCGCCGCCATTGGCGACCGCCGTGTTCGCGAACCGCTTGAACAACTGGTTCAAGTCCGCGACATCGTCATACGACGGCACATCGAATGTGCCCGTGCGGTCCGGGGGCTTGTACGGCTCGCCCAGCAGCGTGCCCTCGATAGCTGCTTGCTCCGCGCTCATCTTCTGGTTCACCGGCAGACTCCTTGGATCAGAATGCTCCGAGTCTATGCCCCACACTGCATCAATGCTGGCAGCGTCGGTCTAACACCTGCAACCAGATAGACGCCAGCCCACCGCCCGTGCCAAACTCGCGAACAGAGATATCGAAGCGGCAGGGGCGATCAAGTGAAACGCGCAATCGGGATAGTTGTCATGCTGCTCACTGGATCAGGATTGCTGGCCGCAGCGCCAGTCGCTCACGCAGCAAGCCCAACCGACTGGTACCTCAGCGTCGGCCCCTGGTGCAACGGGGGAATCCTTGACGAAGTGAACTGGTGCGGTCCGCAGCTAGTCGCCCGCGACCCAGACTTTCGCATCACCGACCGGCTGAGATGGTCCTCAACCAGTCTTACCGGACCGAATGGCCCTGTTCCATTGAGGATAAGCAGTGCGTTCACCACAGGTGGATCCGGCTGGGGCAAGCGGCCACCGGCAACGGATTACATCGGCTCCGCTTACTACAACCAGACCCCAACCGGACTGCCGCCCGGCGACTACACGTATTCCCTCACAGTTAACGTTGCCGGCCAGTGGAAATGCTCCGTGTATGACCCGGACGGGTGCTCATGGCTCAAGGAAGACAAGATCAGCTACGACTGGCGCTTCACGTGGGACGGAACTAGCACAACATTAGTTGCCCCGACATGGACCCTCATCGTCAATCCGACGCGTATGTGCGGACAGAAGGGTTGCGCCACAGTAGTCACTTATGGGGCGAACGTCCCGATACTCGCACCCATCACATTGCAGCGCAGGAGCGCCGGCGCGCCATGGAAGACGATAGACACCACCAAGACCATTGATTACGGCGGCTGGTTTTTCGATGAGTCAGCTAAGAAAGGCAAGACGTACCAGTACCGGATCGTGACCTCTGATCCCACGCCTCAAATGTCGAAACCGGTGAAGTTCAAGCTGTGATCGCCACCTACGAGATGGATATCTAGCTGCCTTCTTGGAAGAACTTGGCCTTCTCAGCGACATCGAAGTCAAGGGATATGCCGATTCTGTCCGAGCTGCCCAAGTACAACTGAGCCTCCACTAATGGGTATTGACCACTATCCCCAAGTTGTTTCAGCACCGCGTGGTAGAAGGCTGTGTCGTCCTTTGGGATATGCCCGACCTGTTTCCGGTCAATCACGACCGCGATTGCCTTCGGATCGAACTTGTTGAGGGGCTCAGGAAATAAGAATGCCAAGCCAACAGGGTGAGGCCCGATGCTGTTAATGCCATTGTCGTTCATAATCTCACGCAGGTTGTCATCGTAAAACGATTCGCCCATGACTTCCTGAGCGAACGTGCCGGGGCCTTTGATGACCGCCTCTTTCCATGAATCGGGCGGGAGTTGCCATCCTTGTGGCGACATGCGTGAAGACGACGACTTCTTTCCAAAGAGACCCATGAAAGAGAGTGTGGCAGGTTGTCGTTCCACAAACTCCCTAAATTCGTGAATTGTCGATCTAGATGACGTACGGGTTGTCACCCCCTTCAACCACTCGCACGTCACCCATCACCGCGATCACCGTTTCTTGCGGTCCATACTCCAAGTCACGCTGCGACCGGGACACGTACGCCGTCTTCTTCACACCCTCACCAGCAGCCGCAGGAGCCTGCTTCGTTGCCGCATTGTGCATGATCGAGAATGCCGCCACGAAATCCGACAGATGGCTGTTCCACTTCCCCGGCGCATACACCTCATCCACGGTCGTACCCTTATGCGCGTCGAACGCCGGGGTGTTCGCCGGAAGCCGGTACACGCCCTTCTCAACCGCGTTGATGTAGTCCACGAGTAGTTCCGTCCGGCCCCTGCCCACCATCAGCACCTTGTGGGCCCGTTCATCGATGTAGTCGTTGATGACGTTGCCGATACCAGTTCCGTCATGGGCGGCGACCGCCTGGTACTTCATGAGAGCGTCATTGAACATTGCCGCCATCTCCGGGTACGGCTTCCTGTTCACTGCCCTCAGGTACACGATCCTCCACGGCTTCTCGTCCACCTTGGCAACGACGATGACCGTCTTGTCCTTCTCCTTCGCCCAGTCAGCGCCGATCGCATACCAGCCGGTCGCCTGCGGCTCCTCAAACACCCATTCGTCGTCATCGGAACTATGGCGTTCGCTCACCGTGTCCATATGTGTGAACGCCTTGTTCAAAAGTGCGAGGTCGAACGCCCTCGAACCACCCGCTGGCTCACCTAGTTCGTATTCGACGCGGAACAGCTCCGCCGGTACGGAGGCACGTTTACGCTCAATGAACGCCGGGTCCATCCACCCTGACGGGTTCGACTCAGTCTTCAGTACTTCTTGAAAGCACCATGTCCTGATGGGCAGGCCTTTGTCCCGGCACATGCCCAGCACCCGGGAGAAGTTGCCAACAGGGTTCTGCCATGTGCTCGAAGCAACAACCATCTCCGGTATGACAATGCCGCGCGCGTTTGGTTTCGCCATCGCCTGCCCCATGGCGGCGTCATACACTTTCTCGTCCATCTCATCGATCTCGTCCAGGAACGTGTTCGAAGGGTGGGGGCCTCGGACAGTCTTCTGGGATGCCGGCAGTGGCCTGATCCAGTTGCCGCCATTAAACGTGATTTCCGTCTGGATCTGGCGTGCAACCGCCCATGTGGGTGCACCGGGGGTGAGGAGCATGTTTTCAATGTGTTCTTGGACGTTTGCTGCTTGAGCCATTGATCCGCCGAGGAGGACCGTGTTCGTCTCCTGCACCATGCTTTTGGTGACGGCGAGGAGCGCGAGCATGTAACTTTTGCCGGTGCCACGTGACCCGTACCAGAGGCAGAAGTTGTTCTCGTTGCCGAAGTAGCCTTCCGCGAAAGCGTCGAATGGGGCGACGTGGTCCGGGCACACTTTCACCCGTGGGATCTCCACATTCCATAGGGCTTTCACCAGCCACCAGAGCTCTTCAGGGTTCGCTGGCGGTCTGGAGAGTTGCAGCCGAGGGTAGATGCGGTTGCCGTCGTCGTCGAGGCTGAGTGTGGTCCTCGTGAGTTCCGCGGTCATAGTGCCACCTTGTGTCGCACAAACCAGCAGTGTGTCGAATGCTGCTCTAGCGACTGAACCACTTTGACATGCCCATCAGGGGTGAATGGCCACATTGGCTGCCGGGGATTGAACTTGCAGTGAGCGCACGCGTACATGATGTGGATGCCATTTGTGCGCAGCACCCAGCAATGCCTTGGGCGTGTCTCATCTGGGTCGAAACTCATGTCGTCTTCTTCGCTGTCCATACCGTGAACAGCCGGCATGTAGGGCACCTGACTTGCACCATGCCCTGCTTGTGAAGCATCTCGGCGATGCGTTGACGAATGAGGTACGGCTTGTCTAAGACCAGGTTCTGTGCCCGGCATGTGCACGGCTTCATACCCACACCCACATCCCAGCGGTGTCTTTAGCCTTGGACTTGCGCACGAGTGCTGTGGTCTTTCCATCCTGCTTGCGTGCCCACCACTGTCCTGGGATGGGTGCTTCGCACCACAGCATGAGGCGTTCGCCGTCAATGGTGATATCCGAGCCGATGACAGCCATCAGCAGGCCTTGCTCAGGTATGCGTGTTCTGCCCTGCCTGCGCTGGTGATAACCCGAACGAGTTGTGCTCTGCCTGATGCGGCTGTGCGAACCTGATCTTTGCCGTCTGGTGTCTTGGCACGTTCAATGAGCTGCTCGTATTCGAGGTCTGATACACGCTTCCATGGACCTACGCCTGCACCGTATCCGGCGAGGGTTGATGCTTCCTCAGCTGTGAGTCCTCGGGGGTGGCTTGCGAATACTGCGAGGAGTGCGAAGCGCATGCTGGTGGTGTCGAGGGTGTGTGCTGCCTGCCGGGAGGTGACTGGGTCACTTGCCCGGTGAAGGGTGTGAGCCTGTCGAGTGTTCACTGTCGTGGACTGTCGTGTCACGGGCTGGTCTTCCCTTTCACTGTCGTGGACGGTCGTTTCTTCTTCTTGACTGTTCCAGGGAATGCAAAAACGGCCCGCTGCCTTTCTTCGAGTGTTAACTGAAGGAGGGCATTGCGGGCCGTGAGGTTGATATTTTCTGCGACGAGGCTATTGATAGTGACACGACAGTCCGCGATAGCGAGCCGTAGGTCTTTGTTTTCGCGGTGCAGCGATGTGGTGAAAAGTCTCATGCGCTGCATTCTGACACATTGCGAGTGTTTCTGGTGCGTGCTCATATTTTTTGCCACGGGTGTGTCTGTGGCTCGTCGCTTGCGTGTCAGTAATCGTTCGCCATCACGCATATGTGGTGTGCTGTGTGACGCCGGACGCGCTCTGCGCGGGAGGCGTCAGTACCTGAGTGCGTGCCCTTCCTGGCCAGGAGGGTGCAGTGATCGTCTGCCACGTCTGGCATTCGATTCCTGCGGTGCAGCGTGTTTCCTTTATGTATTGATAGTGACCCCACCCACCAGAAGGAGACCTGATGGGGTCAATATCAAGTTGTGACGTTGCGTGTCTGACGCTTCTGGATTTGTGGCTGCTTCTTCTTGTTCTCCTGCTTCACCAACAAGGCAGTTGGCGCTTGGAAGAAGAGGGTCTACCTCTCAGGTTCAATCGCATGCTCAGATGCGCAATGATCTGTTCGTCTCCCCTGGGTCTTGTGCGTCATGGCGGTGTAGCTGCTTGCCTTGGCTACCTCGCCACGTGACATTGTTGATTCTACTCACCCTTGTCAAGCAGTGCAAGCACATAAGAGCACATCAATGCATCATTTTCTCGGTAATGATCATGGAAGTGTTTCATAGTGTTGCATAGTGACACATCACCCGGTAGACTGCGGTTCAGTGGGTAGGGCAATACTGCCCGCTTGCTGAACTCGACGTAAGCCCTCGGAGATCCTCCGGGGGCTTTTCTCATGCCCGGATTCTCTTGTGTGCATCCAAGAGGCAACTAGAATGCGCGTTCTTGAGACATTCACCTCGGTTTTGATGCACACTGAGCAACCACCCATTTCAACCCCGACGGAGACCGCATGGCACTAACCGTCTACGACAACAACGTCTACGACATGAGGGAAGAACGAGACAAGCACCTCATCCCAGAATCACTCTTCATCTCGGCACTGATCGACTCAGGGCAGTACTCGCCGGAGATGTACAAAGTGCTTGACCACCACATCATGAGCATCAGGCAGATTCACAACTTCTGCCGTGAGCATCAAGCACGCGCAGGCAGAGCACCTGATCTCGGCCTTGTTCGGCGTAAATACCCCGCATTCGCCTACATGGTGAACCAAGACCCCCACTGGGCCGCAGCAAACCTCATCCAAGCGTGGAACTTCCGCGGCACTCGCAAAGAGGTCAGTGACTACCTCCTGGATGTCGGCGAACCAGATGCCAACACCTACGAGGCCTACCAGAAGCTCGTCCAAGGGCTTGGACGGTACGCGATCGGCACTCACCGGTCGAGTTCCGTCACCGACTATGACCTCCTTGACGACGATTCAAGCCTTTCGCGTGTACCCGTGGATTTAGACGGAAACGGACGGCTCACTCGCCTCACCGGAGGTATCGCCCCTGGAAACCTCTGGTATATCGCAGCACGTCTTGGTGTGGGGAAGAGTTGGAAACTCCTCACGATCGCCGTTGCAGCGGCAGAGGCCGGCTGGAACGTGAAGTTCTACAGCCTGGAGATGAGTTCAAAGGAAGTCATCGACCGAATCCACCAGATCGCCCTGCGTGACACCTACCACGGAGTGTGGGAGGACCTCAGTAAGCCACAGCGCACTGAACTCGTCGACGAATGGGCTGGCAGATGCGGGCGAATCACCATATCCGACCCCTCAGGAGGTCCTATTGACGCGTCTGCCATTGCTGCCAACCACGAGGTCGGATCAATTGCCATCGTCGACTACATCGGCCTCATGCGCTCAGCAACAGGTCAGCGTGCAGTTGAGGACTGGCGGGCGGCAGCGATGATCTCCAACCAACTGAAAGAAGCCGCGCTGGAGCATTCAATCCCGATCGTGTCAGCAGCACAGATCAACCGGGAGGGTGCTCGAAGCAAAGACGCATCGCCTGAGCATCTCGCCCAGTCAGATGCGCTCGGACAGGACGCCGACGTCCTTGTCACCATCCAGCGGGAGAAGAACGTCAGCCGTGTCCACGAGTACTCACTCGTGAAGAACCGCCACGGGGCCTCAGGGGCCCGCTGGTACGCCCGGTTTGAGCCAGGGCTGCGCAGGTTCGAAGACATCGGTGCAGACGCCGCCTTGTCCCTCATGGAAGCCGACCGCGAGATCGCGGAGGCCCACTGACCCGTGGGGACGGTGAAAGCCGTCACAAAAGCGGAGCGGCTTGAAGCGAAGGGAAGCGCCGCCGTCCCCACGGAACCAAACGAAACACCATAACAAGGAGACCAGCAATGAACATCAGCAACAACCACATCAACGGGCTGCTCGCAGAACTGTCCTTAGACAAGAACGCCGTCACACCCTGCTACGACATCATCTACCACAGCTACTGCTTCGGCATCCTGCTTGACTCGGCGGATGTTGTAGCACTCGGCGTTGCCATTGTCCGCGTCATCGGCAGCAGCGAACTCGTGGACGCACTCGCCAGCAGCGCGGTCATCGAACACCACCGAGGCAAGCGCACGCTGGTGTTTTGGCCTGGGATCATGTGCCCTGACTGGGAGACGGTCCTAGAGCCTCACAAGGTGGCTACGTGAGCACCGACACCGATCAGCAGCACGGATGGCGTCCAGGAGAAGGGATCGCTTCGCGCTGGAAAGGCTACCAACGCGACTACCACCGGAAACTTTGGCCAGAAGCGCCAACCGATGAAGAGCGGGCATACGGCGCGACAGTAACGCGCTCAGCCATCAAGAAGTTGCATAAGCGGGGAATCAAAGCCCACTACCAAGGCGTCTATTCGCTGTATGTCGACATGGTTGAAGACGGTGACTTCTCGGGCGTCGAAACGCCACCCGAAAGAACATCCCTGCTTGTTGATGCGTGGATTGCAGAAGAAACGTGAGCGCCCACACCCTCGCCGAGGCGCTCGCCACAGGCAGAGGCACTGAACGTCCATTCAAGTGCCACGTCCACGACGACACCAATGCATCGGCGTCTGTCAACGTGATCAAAGGCCTGTGGGTGTGTTACGCCTGCGGTGCTAGCGGTGCGGTCGACGGACTTGACCTCATCCCCGAGGCGAAGGAGCTCCTTGACGTCATGCGGGGCACTCGCCCGCAGCGAGTGATGACCGAGTCGTGGCTGGACCTGTTTGATGCACACGAACCCAGCCCCTACTGGGTGTCCCGGTTCGGGCACGACGTCGCATCGGAGTACCGGTGCGGCACTCACCCAGTCAGCGGTCTACCGACCTACCCGGTCCGTGACACCGCAGGCAGACCAGTGGGAGTTGTCGTCCGGTCGGATGAGCAGCCGAAGTACCGATACCCGTTCGGGGTAAGCACCTCCCGGACGCTCTACGGGCATATCAGGCCCAACCCGGTCGTCGTCCTCGTTGAGGGCGCGGCCGACGTCATGGCGCTCGCGCAAGACGGCATCCCTGGCCATTGGACGGTCTTGGGCTGCTTCGGCGCTGGGCTCCATGCACCACAAACTCGCATCATCGCGGATCTCGCACCGTATCTGGTCGTTGCCGCCTTTGATGACGATGACGCTGGACGCTTGGCAATGCAACGCGCTGAAGCATCCATGACCGATATCGCCCCTTGTATGTCATACCCCTGGGGCAGTATCGGAGGCAAGGACCCAGGAGACGTGCCCGTGGGAACACGGATACGAGGACTGGGCGATGCCATCTCACGCACCACCTATCGCAAGTTCGCATGAAGGAGGAGACCGCAGTGCAGGCAGAACCGATCGAAATGATCGACATCAGCGATCAGGATCTTGATGACATCAAGCGCCTGTCCCGCCTCAAGCGCGAACGCGACTCCCTCGATAAGGAGATTGAGTTCCTGACCGAGTGGGTCGCTAAGACGATCGACAAGTCCTACGCATATGAGGACGAGGACACCATCGTCACCGTCGCCGTTGTGCGCGGAACGTCCACCTCAGTGGACCTCGAAGCCCTCCGCGGGGTCAACCCTGATCTCGCAGAGCAGATCACCAAGCAGGTCGTTGACAACACCCTCCTCAAAGAAGCCCAGCACCTTGGCTTCTTCACGAGCGGGCGTGCCGAGGCCGGTTCAGTGATCACCGCACCCAAGAAGCCGTACGTGAAGTTCACGGCGAAACCGAAGAAGGAGACAGGTAGCAATGACTGACATCGCACACGAGCTAGAAGAGTACGACGAGGAGGCGCTGCCGCTGCCCGTCAGCGAGAACGCCCACGCCACGTCATCGCTCGGCATGACGATCATCGTCGACGGGCGCACCGCATGGCCCAAGTTCGAGTTCGGCGATACCGCCCTCCCCGGCGAGTCAGCAGCCGACCTTCAAGCACGCGTCATCGAGGTCACCCTCGACGGAGCGTTCACCATCGCGGAAAACGCGAAGTACGTCATGCAGCAAGTCAACGCCAAAAAGAACCAGTAACCACCACACCCACACAGAAAAGAAGGAAAAACACAACTATGGCTAATTTCGGATACATCGACGAGGACCTCATGAACGGCGAGGTCGAATGGATGAAGTCGTCAGGCAACCGCAAGGTCTGCTGGTCAATCCCCGCGGGACGCAAGATCCGCGTCCGGTTCGTCACCGACCCCGCCACCGCATCCGCGGACTTCGGGTGGTGCATCTACCGCGAGGTCAACGCGTTCAGCGGACTCATCGGCGGGGAGGAGATGCCGCCAGGATTGAAGGAGTTCCCCGTTGACGACATCGAGATCCTTACTGATCCCGAGACGGGACGGCGCATGCAGACCCGCAAGCCCGACATCCTCCTCAAGCGGGTCCGTCCGGACAAGTACGCCAGGGAGGACGGCCGCAACTACGCGTCCGCCCGGGACCGGGTCGTCGGCAACGCCGTGTATGAGGACGGAGATTTGGAGAAGAACACCCAGTACAACCCTTCTCCGGGGCAGCACATCCTTCTGAAGATGTCCAAGACGGCATACGGGGACTTGAAGAAGGCGTTTGCGATCTACAACAACGCCGACCCGAACTTCACCCCCATCGGCGCAGTCTGGGACCTCATCATTGAGGGCAAGGGTGCGACCTCGCGCCTCATCGTCACTCGTGTGAACGGTGAGCCGCCGATCGACATGCCCGACCCGATCCACACCGTCGCGTGGGTCAACGACACGCGGGCAGCGGCCGAGAAGTTCATCTTCGGGCTGGACGGGGCCCGCGAGGAGGTCACGGAGTCCTTCTACGGAGATGACGACGAGATCGTCGACCAGTTCGAGGCGAACATCACCTCGGCCAGCAGTGAGATCGACTGGACGTCGATCGCGCCCACGTCGCTCAAGCGCAAGCTCATCGCCGTCGGCGTGAACGTGCCGCAGCGCATCCGCAACGACGAGCTCATCGAGCTCGGGAAGCTGCACCTCACGGCAGAGGACTTCTAGCCGAATACGAGGGGGCCGGGCTTAGGCCCGGCCCCCTCAGTCGTCTTTTCACATGAGGAGGAAGACATGACTTTTTGGAGTGCCCACACACATTCGCGTTTCAGCGCCAAGGATGCCCTGCCATCAGTGCAAGACATCGTTCTGAAAGCCGAGCAGTTGCAGTATCCCGCGCTCGGACTCACCGACCACGGGACGATGGCAGGGTCAGTCCAGTTGTACAAGGGGTGCCGCAAGGCCGGCATCCTTCCCATGCCAGGCATGGAAGCGTACGTCGCATTTGACCGGGAAGCGGGCGGCCGGCAACTCAAGACATGGCACATGGGGCTACTCGCCACCAATGCCAAGGGCTACCGCAACCTCGTCGGCCTCAACAACCACATGAACGAGTCGTTCCGGTACAAACCGGTCATCGACTTCGCCGACTTCGCCCAGTTCTCAGACGACGGCATGCTCGACGGCATCGCAGCGATGACCGGGTGCTGGTTCGGGGTCATCCCGACGCTGCTTCGCGAAGGTAGCCCACGCAGCGTGAGGAACGTCATCACGTCGCTGTCCTCATGGTTCGGGTCCGGGGTGTATGTGGAGATCCAGCGCCACAACGTGCCCGACAACGAGGAGGAACTCAACTCTGGGTTCCTCCACGCCATCGCCCAGTCGTGCGGTGTGCCCGTCATCATCACCCAAGACAGCCACTACGTCGCCTATGGGGACCGTGGGGACCACGAGACGCTCAAGACGCTCATGTCTTGGTCGGACGACGTGGACGACGCCATATTTCCCGGCGACGGATACCACATGGTCGACGCGGAATGGATGGCCGAACATCACACGCCAGAGGTGTACGCCGCTGGCATGGAGGGGCTGACAGACCTGCTGTCGAAGGCGAAGGTGTCGATCCCAGAACTCGATGACTTCACTCTCAAGGTCCCTGACATATCGAAGTCCGGAAACCCTGACGATGAACTCATCATCCGATCCGCTAGAGCGTTGAACGACGCGATCGGGAAGAAGTTCGTGAGCGCGAAACGCAGGAAGGAGTACGAGGACCGTCTCGAAGAGGAACTCGATGTCGTCATTGAGGCCGGATTCTCCGGATATCTGCTGTTCACGGCGCTCATCACTGAGTGGATGAGGAACCGAGGCATTATTCACGCAGTCCGCGGGTCCGCATCCGGGTCGCTGCTGTGCTGGCTGATCGGCATCACCGAGTTTGACCCCATTGCATGGAACCTGCGCTTCGACAGGTTCCTGTCACGAGACCGAACAAAGCCGCCGGACATCGACATTGACATTGAGCACCTGCGCAGAGAGGAGGTTATTTCCTGGTTGTCTGACTCGTACACGACCGCTCGTATCGCCACATGGACGAAACTGAGCGTGAACGATGACAGCGATGAGCAGAAAGGGTCGCTCATCGTTCGGTGGAAGACACGAGCCCGCAAAACTGGGGCAGCTTACGACGAGCCAATTCCGGCTGCTGAATGGGACACACTCACCAGCCTGTCACGGCACTCTCCGTACTCCGGGTACGGAGTGCATGCCGCTGGTCTCGTCGTCGCCCCCGATGAGGCGTCAATGAGCGCGATACCGATGCAGTGGGTTGCCTCATCCAAGACGTGGGCGACCGCCCTCGACAAGGATGACGTTGAGGCAATGGGGATGCTGAAAGTTGACCTCCTCGGTCTGAAGACGATGACGGCGCTAAAGGCGATGCACACCTACACGGGGATCGCACGGCAGGACATTCCCTTGAAAGACAAGAGGACGTTCGCGGCGATCTCCAAGGGTGATGTCATTGGCTGCTTCCAGCTCGAAGGAGGCGCGACACGCTCAGGTGTGAGGCGGCTCAAACCGACGAAGATCGGTGATGTCATCGCAGCGATGGCGCTGTTCAGGCCGGCCACGATGGATTCGGGGGCAACCGAGGACTACATCCAGCGCAGGAACGGCGACGCCAAAGTACCCACACGGCATCCGATCATCTCTGAGGAGACATCCGAGACGTACGGGATCCTGCTGTACCAGGAGCAGGCGATCAGCGTGCTGAAAAGGTTCGGCCTGCCAATCGAGGACATCGAACGGGCACGCAAGGCGATCAAGGCCTCCAACGGCGACATCGGCGGTGCCCGCGACATCATGCGAGACATCATCAGCAAGGTTAAGGAGAACTCCAAAGCGTTGCCTGTCCCGTTGTCGCAGGACGACTTGCTGTGGCTTGAGCGTGCGTTGGACGCGTATTCCTCGTACGGATTCAACCGCAGCCACGCCACCGCGTACGGAACGCTCGCGTACATCACCGCCTGGTACAAGGTCCATCATCCGGTGGCGTTCTGGGCGGCGATGCTTGACGCATACACGGGCGCTCCGCAGGAAGCGAAGTATCTCGCCGCCACGCGCGAGGCGGGGATCAGCATCAGGCCCCCGAACGTCAACCGGTCCCTCATGGGCTATTCGGCTGACATCCGCAACAAGTCGATCCGCAAAGGGCTGCTGTCAGTGAAGGGTGTCGGTGAGAAGGCCGCCTCCAAACTCATCGACAGCGCTCCGTACGAGTCGCTCGCACAACTGGCCGATAAGGCGTCCGTTTCAGGCGCGAAAGGCCTCAAGTCAGGTCACACTCCAGCCGCATGCGGCGGCGTCATTGCAGCCCTCGGCGAAGCCGGGGCATTAGAAGGGATACCCGCATGAAGAACACCAAGGGCAACCGCGCCCTCGCAGCAACGAAAGCCATGCTCAACCTTGCTGAAGAAGGAACAGACACCGAGCACCGGGAAGGACTGTTCTTCTACGCAGGCATGTTCGAGTCCCTGCGCATGGTCGCTGGGTTGCTGCCGTCGCAGAAGATCGACGTAGAGATAGATAACGCCAAGAGCAACGTCTACGGGTTCGCCACCGAGTACACAAAGGAGATGGCCAAATGAGCCTCGCTGAACTCGCAGCAAAGCAGGATGTTGGACTGCCCGTCACCGCATGGGTGGAGTCGTGGCGCGCGGGGAAAGGAAGGATCACCGAGGAGGCGATCGCCATTGTCACCGACGTAATGAAGTCTGACTTCAGCTCCGGCAGGCGCTCTGATGGGAGTGGAAGGTTCCGGCCGTCGATGATTGGCAACCCATGCCAGCGTGCACAAGTCCTGTCCTACTTGGGCTTCCCGCAGCGTGCATCCGTCGAGGTGTACACGCAGATGGCGGACGCCGGATCGTGGCTGCACTACAAGTGGCAGGCGGAAGGGCTGAGCGCGGGCTGGCTGACCGGGATCGAAGTACAGGTAGAGATCCCTGAATGGGGTTTGCGCGGAGCGATGGACGGAATCATGTCCGACGGCTCCATCTTCGAGGCGAAGACCCTCGGCAACGACAAGTACTACGGTCGACGGGGGACAAAGCCCGTGTCCGAATGGAACGAACCAGTCGTGGAGCATGTGCGGCAGGTCGATGCCTATATGTACGCCACAGGGGCTCACGCTGCCTCAATCGTGTATGTCAACCGTGATTCAGGAGCATTTCGCGAGTTCAGGGTGCCACGCGACACGAACCGCATGTTTTCGCTCAATCAGTTCATTCAAGAGATGATCGCCTCGATTGATTCCCAAAAGATCCCCGACATCCTGCCTGGATGCCTGCGGGTGATGCGGGGTGATGTCCTTGATGACTGCACCAAGGCCGAAGTGAAGGCATGGTCTAGGCAGCACGATTGGTGCAACTACCACGAGGTGTGCGCCGGGGCCGTGTTTCCTGAGGTGTATCAGATCGGCATGCCTGTGTCAGCCCAGTCATGAAGGGCTGCACGGAGGTGAAGATGCCATGGCACCGCAGGAAGAAGACTGGCTTCGCACAAGAAGACCACTTCGTTGACCCATCGGATAGGTGCTTAACGTGCGGTGATCAGGCCGACGCTGTCGTCATGGGCGCTAAGGGATCGAGGAAGTGCTACTGCCAGTTCTGCATCATCATCGTTACGAGTGAATGGAGCGTCGATGATGGCCGATGAAGTCATTCTCGGCGTCGATTATGGCACTGCGAGGATCGCCATCGCAGGCCCGTCGATCATGCATTTTGAGGAGGTCGTGTTGCGCCCCGGGGATAACCTCGGGGCGCTTGACGTACTGGCTGAAACGCTATGGAACGCAGTGAAACGCACACACGCCGACGTGGTGGTAGTTGAGTCGCCCATACAGGGTGCAAGCCGTAATGTGCGTGTTGGCATCTCGCTTGGGATGGTCGCAGGAGCGATCTGCGTCGCAGCCCGGCAGGCCGGCGCAAGCGTCCTCCTTGTGCCTCCAGCCACATGGAAGAAGACGGTCGTTGGTCATGGCAACGCGAACAAGGAACAAGTCGCACAATGGCTTCAGTCTGAACACCCAGACCTTCGTGCGAACGCCCATTCCCAAGACCTCGTCGATGCCACGTGCATTGCGCTTAGCGCCAC